TGCTCTCCTTTTTCATTTCTAACAAAAACCGTAAATTCACATCGAATTGTTCCAAACTCATCAACTCTTTCATTTGAAATTATAGCATCTTCAACAAAACCTGTAAGATTCATTTGCATATATCCAAAATAAGCTGGAATAAAAGCTAAACAAAGAAAAATAACAGAGACAAATGCTGAAAAAGAATCTTTATTTTTAATCGAATAAATAATTCCAGAAAAAGTCAATAAAATTAAAATAATAGCAATAATAAATAAAAATATATCCATAATTAATTCTCCTTAATTTTTTCTGTTTCGTCTATGGTATAAGTAATTTTATCTCCTTCTTTCAGTTTCTCATAATTCATATCTTCTGTGAAAAAGATTCTATATTCTCCCTTTTCTGTCTTGAATAGAACTATATATGAATAAACAGGTACTGGATTAATAATTCCATCTGTTATTAACAATTCGTATGAAGTTTGAACTTTTTCTATATCACATATAATACCTTCATTTTTAATCGAGCTACGTATGCTACTGCAAAATGAGAATAAAATAATAGTAGTCCCAATAATAGGAAATAATAGAATTCTTTCTCTTTCAACTATAGAGAGTACTATAAGATAAATAATAAGAAAAAATAATAAGCAAATTATAAAAATTAATCCAATCATATATCCTCCAAATCTTCTTTAGTGAGATATTCACATCCCATTTTATCATCCGCATCACTTGCCGCCTTGCAACAACTCCAGATTAAAAAATATAGAAAAATAAGTCCAATAATTCCAATTATAATAAAAATTACTTTAATCATTACAATATCTCCTCTCGTATAATTGAACTAAATTTTTCATATTATCATTAGTTCTAAATAAATATTTCCATTGTTCTTTTGTCATAAGTAAGGCGGAAGAAATATCTTTTGTCCACATATCTATACCATGTTTTCTTCCCCAATACACATCATATATTTTATGTCTTGCAAGATAGAGTTTAGACATATTTAATAATCCTCCATATCTACTTCTTCTTCTGCGATATAAGTTTCATTCCAATCATCGTATCCATTTTTAAGAAAATCTTCAATCCATTCATAAAGAGCTTCCTCTGTCCAAACATTTTCATACGTTCTTTTTGCCGAAGAAATAATTATTGATTGAGCTTTATTATAAGAAATAAAAAACCCAAGTGTATCACAACAAAATACTGCTTGATAAATTTTCATTAATATCCCTCCATTATATTAATATAATACTACAGTTTATTCATAATATCAATCGCCTTCGCCGCCCCATAAATTAGCACAATAAACGCTACAAAAACTTGCTTCACTATTTATCAATGGAGCGCCGCACCATAAACACATTTTATTATTCTTTCTATTTTTGGGTTTTACTTCAGTTTTACCTTCTTCTATTAATTGATCACAAAAAGTATCTAAAAAGGTTAAAATCAATTTATTTATATGAGAACCATCTTTATTATCATATACTTTCATTATTAATCCTCCTTTAAATCAATAACATTATCTACTGAAGCATTATAATAAATAGTTTTTTCTCCATTATCATATATATAGAGAGTAGTTTTATTTAATTCATAATCATCAATATATTCGCTATAATGATTATTATTATAAGTATAAGAAATTAAATACTTATCTGATTGATCTCGTTTTATAATAAAAATTTTAGATAAGAAAATCATACCAATACTAACAAGAACTATTGGACAAATAATAATTGCAGTTGTAAACATTACTTCATGGTCATCACAAAACTTTTTAAATTTATTATGGAATCGATATATATATTAAATCGTTTAGTTGTAACTTTTTTATCACAAAATGGACAAGTCCAGATCATATTTGTCTGATAATTATATAAAACATAATCTTCTTTTGTCATAGAAACTTTTGTTCCACAATAAGGACATTTTGCTTTTACTTTTTTAGTTTTTTTAAACAAATTTCCATATTTAATAATTTCCATTATATACCTCTATTCTATTTTAAGCTTTTATGTTATGAGAAAAAAGTATTTATCTAAATATTAATCATTATCTTCATCTTCTTCGTCACAAAAATCGTTAATCTGAAGCAGCATTGCATCATAAACTTCTTCGCTTATTTTATCTTTTGTAAAAGCTTCGAAAGCACTCTCAAGGTATTTCTGTTTATTCATTATATCTACTCCTCTCTTAACTTTCTATATATATTATATCATAAAATACAAAAAAAGTCAAGAACTATCTGTTCTTGACTTTTAAAATTATTCATGATTATAGTCTTTACTTGCAAGTTTTCCACCAAGAACTCCGCCAAGAATAGATTGAATATCAATTCCCATGCTACCTTTTAATCCATCATTAACCTGATTAATAGTTGTCATGATATCTCCAGTAAGCTTGGCTGATTTGGTACATTAAATTCCATATTTCCTCCTTTACTCCCAACTAATAAGATATCCAGTTTCTTTTTTAGTAATTTCATATCCTCTATCAATGAGGGCGCGCAAAATATCATCGCTTGGATTTTCAAGAAACATATTAAATTTTCCCTGCTCCGTTGCTGCAAGTGCCTTTAATCTTACATCATAAAATTCTTTATTCGGATTTCCTTGCTTTATCCTATTTAATGCATTAAACGACAGGATTCTTGCTTCATCTGCACATCTAAAAATAATCGTATCTTCATCTGGTGGGATATATGGATCCGCCATTTCTCTCCAAGCGATTGGATTATAATTATCATTTTCAGAAAAACAACTCTCCTCAATAATCCATCGACCTTTTTCTGCGCAAAAATATCCAATTGTTGGGTCTGGGAATTCTCTAAGTTGTATTTGCACAAGGCGTTCAGAATCAGGAAGGCAAACTTCTGTTGGAATCCAATGAGATTTAGCATACTTTCTCAATTCTTATCCCTCCATTAATATAATTCAAGAATAGTTCTTAGCTGTTTTTCAAAATTATCAACATTTTTTCTTTTTTCTGGAGTAAGTTTTGCTCTTTCCTTTTCGATTTCTTTTTCAAGAATATTAGCAAAATCATTAAAATAATCTTCTGTAGATTTGTATACATTTGATGTACGAATATTTTTTACAGCACCATCATTAGAGTTTGTTTGACTATAGTTGACGCTTGCATTAACACCGAGTTTTTTGAGTTCTTTGCAATTCTCATTAATTTTAGAAATAAGCTCAAGATTATCTCGCTTTAGCCTTTCAATGTTCTCTTTCTTTTCCTTATCTTTTTCTGCAGCAATGTCTTCTTTATGTTTGGAAATACAAAGAGAAAGTTTATCAAGCTCATCTACTGTATAACTCCTTCCACATACTGGACACATATACTTTTTCATTTCCATAACAAATTCCTCCTTTATTCTTATTATAAGTAATTATATCATAATTTATTTAAAAAGTCAAGCCCCAAGGAACTTAGATTTATCATTAAGACATGAAATTAAATAATTTTCGTCTATTTTCTTGAAATCCCAATAAGGAATCTCTATTAATTTAATCCCCTTTTGTTGACAATAATCTCTTTTTCTTTGATCATATTCTTGTCTTTTTTCGAATTTTAATTTTTTATCAAAAAATTCTCTATTAATGTAATGTTGTTCACCTTGATATTCAATCAAAGCAATAAGATTATTCTGATTATCAAAAACTGCAAAGTCAAAACGAAGGGGATAAACATCTCCAATTAAATCATCAAAAGAAAACTGTGTTTGATAATTATAATTTAACTGAGATAATAAATTTGATATAATCCACTCCCCCGAAGAAGATAAACACCCGCAAGATAAGCTACTTCCGTCTCTTAAATTTGCTGCTTTTACACTTTTTGTAGTTCCACAATCACATTGACAAATCCAGTACGCACCCTGTTCTAAATGGTGTTCATCATCTCTTTTTATTACTTGCCATTTTCCATATCTTTGATTTGGTAAAATAGGAGAATTGGCTTCACTTATAATTTTACTTGTTTGACAACCACAGCTTTTTGTTCGTCCTGCTTTTAATGATGCCGCCATAATACTTTTTATAGTACCACATTCACATTCGCAAAACCATCTTGCCCCATGACAAGAATTTTCTTCATCTAAATATAGCACTTTTAATTTACCAAAGATTTGTCCCGATAAATCTTCAGTAAGTAAATTTTTTATTGTCTTTATTCTTTTACATCCACATGAAGTTGATTTACCACTTCTTAAAGAACTTCCTCTTGTAGAAATAACTTTTCCACAGGAACATTGACAAATCCAATATACTTCTCTTGCTTTTTTACTTAAATCTCGTTCTATAACAGTTAAATCTCCAAAAGTTTTCCCCGATAAATCTATAAAACTACCCATCTAATCACCTCATTAATAATGTAATTTTTATGGATAAGTCCTCAAAAAATTTGAGATTTTTCTTGGAGAATGTTGCGGACATATTTCATTGTTAATTGACTGCAAATCTTGCCAAAATTTTTGCAACTAAATACAATTTCTGGCTCTTCTTTCTGACAGTCTTGATATATAAAAGAAGGGAGTATCTTAGCAATTTCTTTCATGTTATGCTCATCCCAATCAAAGGGAATGATATTATCTTCAATAAGTTTTTCTAGTCCTTTAGCGATGCGACGCTTAGTAACAACCTCTGCTACTGCCGCCTGCTCTGCCTCTCTTGCAGCAAGCTTCTCAGGATCAATAGTCTTTGGCTTTGAGCCATGAACCTCAGAAAACTTCTCATTTACAACCTTAACATAGTAAGGAAGTTGAGAAGACTTAGACCAAAGCTTATCCTGACGTTTAATTACAATACCCTCCATACAAGGAGCCTCGCCATAGATATTCTCCTTGAGAAAAGCAAGTGTATGCTCCCAAGATATAAAAGGACCATTATAAAGCGTATGTACATAATTAGGAATGTAATTCTTAAGTCTATCAAAAATAGCCAGAGAATCTTCCTGTGTAAGATACTGCTCCGTCTCTCTATCCCATACGTCAAACATATAAAATTGTTTTAACATACTATCAGGATACTTTACACTGTGTTTACAATTATGCACAATAAAATTATTGGCTATAAAATTAGCAACATTTTCTCCACCCATCATACATATGTCATAGCAATCTTCTTCGCCTACCTCTTCAATATCAATAATGTAATCGAATTCATATTCAAATTTAGGAATATTACTAAATTTAGTGTGAATTTTTCCATGACAGTCTTGACATAAAATTTGCCAATTAGATTCTTCATTATTAAAATGGTTTTCATCTATGTGATGAAGATTCAATCCAGTAGTATTTCCACAGATTTCACATTTTCCTATTTTATCTTTATATTCTTTTTGCTTTTTAAAAATTTGTCGAGTTCCAATCCCATACTTTCTACTGTGTTCATTTCTGCTTATAAAATCAGTTACAGCAACACAATCGTAAATAGATAAGTTTTTAACCTCTACCCAACCTTTTGGAGTTAAAAATGGATGATTGGCAGTTGCCTTAATTGTATATCCTTTATGAGTGGTTATTCTATAAACCATCTTTTTTCCTGTATAGACAATATCTTGAATTTTATTTGAGATGATTTGATCCTCTTCCAAATTTAAACTATAGATACTTGGAAAACCATCATGTCCCCAAGTAGAAATTGAGAAGTAGTACTCTTTGATTTTATTAATTCCTTTTTCTGTAATAATATATTGTTCATTTTTTTCAATAATTAGCCCTTCTTTTAAAGCTTTATTAATTGTTGTCTCTTTATCAAGCTTATATTTACTATTAAAATTATTCTTTGTAATTTCTTCATTATTATATAATAAGTGTAAGAGCTTATTTATACCTCTTTTGCAAATTTCATCATTTTTATATCTAGGTGTATATTTCTTTTCATACATTTCTTTTAATGTCATTTCTGACTTACCTTTTCCAGAGCTTACCTTTTTAATTATCGTATCACCAGATAAGCAAAGCCACTCTCCGAAGATAACATGGCGATCACCAAGAACCTCTGCAAATGCCTTTACATCAAGAGACTGAACATAGTTCCAGAATCCGTTAAGAGTATTCATTTCATTAAGTGCCTGACGGCGAGAAAATGCTGCAAGACAACCATTCTTCTCATCATATGCGATAGATGCGTTAGAGCCGTCTATTTTAACCTGAATTACAATATGCTCATTAGTATCAAAAGTATTTGCATAAGATTCCTTAACACGCTCAATATCAACATATTTCTTCATATCCATAGTACATTCTCCTTTCAATTAAAAAGAACTATTACCGCCAAACCAATTGTCTCTAACCAATAAGGACAATAAGTATTAAGGCAATAAATAACCTCTCCTACCGTTATATTTAAAAACTTAGTCATAACACCATTCGTCATCATAATATCTGTCCCTCTTTCTTTTATCACGGCGATCTTTCTTTTTCTTCTTATCAGGTTCTATCTTTGTATAACAAGGCATATCCCAAGTATTTCTTTTTTGTGCATCTCTACGCTTCTTTTCTTTCTTAGAAGACTTTTCATAAGGAACGAAGTCCTTATACTGACCATCGTTCTTCTTACTCATTGATATTCATTCCTTTCACTACTCCATTAAGATAAATTATAAAATCAGATGAAGAATTAATGCCTTTTATTGCAAGTAAATCCTTCATTGTTTCATCTGCTTCCTCATATGATTCGCATACTGCCGCACGATATTCCGTGGGTGTTGATATTCTTTTATATCCAATTAACTGCTTAATTCCGCTTGTAAACGCTTTGTCAGCAGCAGCAATCTCCTCCATATATTTTTCCATGGAATTATAAATTTCAAATGCTTCAAATTCTTCTGGATGTCTCTGCATATCAAAACTCATAAAAATTACCTCTTTCTCTCAAATCTATAATAATTATACTATATTTTTTTAAAAAAGTCAACCTACTAAATCCAAGCGGATTCACAATATCCAGCATAATCAAAAATAACAGCAGTACCATCGGAAAGATAACCATAATTTTCATTATGCATGTCGTCAAAATTCATTTCCTTAATGATAGATATAAATTCATTTGGGTGTTGATCTGCTATTGCGGCGAGAAAATTATCGCAAGGAAGATAATATCCATCACACAAGTCTCTTGCTTCTTTAACTTCATCTTGAATTTTCTTTGAATAAGAGAAAAAATGTTTTTTCCCTCTTATCACATCATATTTTTCATTTTCTGTTTCAAAAATCTTCTTCTGAATGTAAACCTCAAGATTTTTATAGATAAAAGCAAATTCATTTTTCAATAAAATTGATTTCATTATATTTGATGCGTCTTCATAAATTTCTTCCTCTATAATAATATGATTTGGCATATCTATATAATTAATTTCATCATCATCTTCTGAAAACGTAAAGCTACCATTATAAGGAATTTTTATAACGAAGTCAAAACCATCAAATGAGAAAACAGCTTTTGATGATCCAAAAAATCCATCCCATTTAACTCCTTCAAACTGACCACTTTCAATATCAGAATAATCAACTATATCTCCCTCAGAAGAAACAATTAAATCAGTTTTATAAGTATCACAATCAGCAATGTACAAACAATCTCCACAATCATCAAAAATAAAACTCAGAAAACGATTGAAAAAATTTACCTGTTCATCTGTTAAAATCATATTTATTTCTCTCCTTTTCATTTTCTATATATATAATAACATATTTTTTAGAAAATGTCAATAGGCATAGTTATCCTATGCCTATTTTTTTTCAAGATATTGAGCCAATTTAGAAGCAGAAAGCTCAGCAATCCATCTGTCAACGTCGAAATAGATTGAATCGTATACTTTAAACCAAATTGCTGGATAAGGAAAAGTTTTTGCAGTTGCAGCAAAATCCTTGCGAGTCTTACATTCCATTTTTCCAATCAATGCCATATTAACATTAAAAAGAATATCATTGCGAAATGCCGCAAGACGATTGCGAATATTATTAATATAAAAAGTATAATTAGGAAAATATGAAACAAATTCATCAATTTCATTCATACGAATAAGATCGATTGCTCTCTCAAGTGTAATAGAACCGTTATTTGCTAATCTGTGTACACGAACGTAGTCTTCTGATTTTACCTTTATACGATTGTAGTTCTTGTCCTTTACCACAAAACCTTCCTTTGTAAAGTCAAAAGTCTTTGCCATAGCAATACAATCTTCAAGAGAAGAAAGAGCATATTTCTGAGGATGTGGTATTCCTATGTCTGTTTCAACTTCTTGGAAAGTTCTGTTGTTACGAGTACCTATATGGATAAGACGCATTTCAGACTGAGGACAAATTATAATATTAAATTCGGAGCAGATTTCGCAACAATAAGTAAAGTATCTATTGAGCTTTGAAAAGTCAAAATGACATTTTTCCGCCGCCGCATCAAAAAGTTGTCTAAAGTTTTTATATGGTCCAGATTGTAATTCAGCGTCTTCAGCATCTATAGTACCATTTGTTGCAATTTTCCACTCGTCATTATAAAAATATATTTTTATTAAAGAACCATCTTCTTTTGTTTCAACAACAGCAGACTCCCAATCAATGTTATCTGCATACTCTTCTCCGAAATTAAAAAATTTATTAAAAGGATAGCAAATGACTTTCCAAGTCTTATCTTCGAGAATTAATCCTCTTGCCTCCTTAACAATATCTAAAGAAAAGTCAGATTCAATCTGAGAATATTTGAAAAGTATTCTTGTGTCTTTTCTTTTTATAGACAAAGAATATGGGGGAGATGTAAGAAGAGCTTCCCAATCATGAGGGTGTTCAATTATAAATTTTACAATATTTAACATTTAAATTTCTCCTTCTTTATAACTTTATCTTCAGTTATATCTTCATCATGTCTAATAATAAATAAAGGGATATTATGAGATAAACAATATTCTTTCTTTTTTAAATCATACCTCTGTTGTCGTTCAAAACGCTCTTCTCCACCAAAATATTTAACTGGTTCATAATGCTGAATCCCATTATATTCTATTAAATAAAGTAAATTATTATTATTATCAAAGATGCCAAAATCAAATTTTAATGTATTAACATCACCTTTTAAATCTGAAAAATAAAATTGCTGACAAAAATTTATATTATTTTTTAACAGAATTTCTTTTATTCGCTCTTCTCCAAAGGATTGTCTAAAACATCCACAAGATTTAGTATTTCCATTTCTTAAATCTGCTGTTCTAACATAGGTAATATTTCCACATTCGCATAAACATTTCCATATACTATGCTTTTTAAGGTCACTTCGTTCTATATCTAATTCGATAACTTTCAATTTACCAAAATTTTGTCCAGTTAAATCTATAAAATTGGATTGGGAAGCGATTTCTTTATGTAGACACCCACAAGACTTAGAAATACCACTCATTAAATTGGCTCTTGAAACTTCTCTAATAGTTCCACATTCACACTTACATTTATAATGTGGAATTGTATTTTTATTTCCTACATATTCTAATACCGTCCATCTGCCATACTTATTGCCAATTATATTTTCCCTAATATAATTTAAATGACCGCAAGACTTCGTATTACCCCTTTGTAAAGCATTATGTGAAACTGAAATTACTTTACCACAACTACATTGAGCTTTTACCCACAGTCTTCTCTTTTCTTTGCTTTTTTCTTCATCAATTTCAATAATAGTTAATTCCCCATAAATTTTCCCGATATAATAATTTTTATCCTTCCCGCAAAGATAGTTTGATAAATCATAATTTAAATATTCTGCTATTGTTTTTACAATCTTATTATTATTTGATTGTGTATTATACCCTAAATCATGTAAAGCTCCTTTAAACGTTGTATTTTTATCAAGAATTTCCCTTAATTGTTCATCAGAGAATTTTTTCCATTTTATTACACCCATGTGCATCACCTCAATATATAAGTGATATTTATATATCTGAAATATAATAAATTCAGATGTATAAGTATTTCTCCTTTTATCTTAATCTATTAAGCAATGCCTTATCATAGGATATAATATCCCCGTCTATTGAATCGAACTGTTTTATCGTCAGATATTCCTCTGTTTCCAGTCCATACTCACAGTCTGTAGCCATAGCGTCAAGATAATCCTCGACTGCCAATTCAACAATATTAAACTTCTTTAAAACCGTACTTGGTAATGCTCTGCCATAATAGGGAATATCAATAGGAGTATCAATCTCATCAATCCAATCAAGAACATCTTCAACATCAACTCTATCGAGAAGATAATCATATACCGAATCATAATATATAATATCTTCTTTTCCGGCTAACAAAACATAAATTCCGTCCATAATATCTCTCCCTTTGACTTTCTTTTTTGATTGTATTATAATTATAACATAAAATAATAAAAAAGTAAAGGCTTATTCCCAGTCTGACTTACACAAACTGTTACAATATCTTCTTTCCTGACGTGTTGCAAGCTTTTTATCAGCACGAAGATAATTCAACCTTGCGTGCTGACAGTAATAATTCCTTGCAAATCTATCAATAAAAGTTCTTTTCTTATGAGAATTGCTCTTCATTGTAATCTCTCCTTTAATGTGCAAATTCATCTGCCTCATGAATCTTTTTTAAATCTTCCCAGAATTTTTCTCCATACAACTTTCTTCTCTTCTCCATTGCCTGTTCGCCGGCATAAAAAACCATATGATTAGCAATTAAATTTGCAATATGGATAACTTTCTGTGGCGGCATAGAAAAATAGTGGACCATAAAATCATAAGCAGATACATTTTCATGGTTGAAATAATGAGCCTCTTCTGTTGGCTCTCCTTTTGCACTATGGAAAACCTTACACTTATATTTTCCAACATCATGAAATCTTGCCGCCATCTGCAAATCATCTTCATCTGGATATTTATCCTTTATATATCGCTCTGCTTCAAGACAATGTACGCCGCAAGAAAAACTATGGTGAGAGTTATCATGGGGAGTTTCTATATTTTCTTGTTCACATTTATAAATGTATAAGCCAACGTCCCCGGCTCCAACTATCTGAATATCATCAAATCCCTCAGCGTAGTGCGGCGGCTGGAAAGAGCGATACATTCTATCCATAACTTCCTGTGGTACGACTCTATCACGAGCCGCATTTCTTTTGCAACAAATTTCAAAAGGAACTGCAAATACAGTAGCTCTCTTTTCGCAATGTGGTAGCTGCTTTAAGAGATTAATTCTACGCTTACGAGAGAGATTTGTAGCATCATAAATTACATGTGCGCCGGCTAAAAGTCCTATTTTTGTACGATAAAACATTTCATTAAATACTTCTCCATTATGATTCTGGTCATCTTCAGAACCATACAATTCTTTACGAATTGCATCTGAAGATACTACTATACAACCCTCATCAATTTTTTTCTTTGCATATGTTGATTTTCCAGAACCTGGCTAAGGAAGCCCGATTAACATTTCGATAATCGCAGCCATTTACACATCACTCCTTTTCATATTTTTAATTATACCAATATTTGTTTACTATTCTTTGCATATTTTCTCTTCCGACTGGATTCATTGTATGAAGTTTAATTTTATAATTAGGTGTGTTTCTTCCTGTTTCAATAAGCCAGTCAAGCAATTTTATACCATCACCGCCATCATCAAAGTAATCTCCAAGATCGTGATCAAGATCAATAATAAAATTTTTATAGCCAAATTTTTCAGCTTCCTCAATCCAATATTTTGCAGCATTAACTGATTTTGGATCTGCATAGGTTCCATATCTTATATAGGAATCGTATTTACTATCAATAGGTCTTATATCATCAAGCCAAACTAAAAATACCATTTTATTTTCCTCGATTTAATAAAATATTATGATTGATTTTCTTTTGCCCAAGAAACACGAATTCTCCAATCTGCATTATAATCATATGATGCTCTACATTCACACTCAAATCCTTGTTTATTAAAATAGGTTTCTACTTCTCCAAATTTTATCCATGTTTCACCATAAAGAAGATAAATAACATAATCTTTTCCTTCTTTTGCAGCTTTTGAAATTTTCTTTTCTATATTTTTAATAACTTTTTTAGTATCTTTTTTAAATCTCTTTTCTCTTGACTTTTCCATAATCTTTACAATATCTTCATAAAAACTCATAATTCTTTCCCTCTTTCTCATTTACTATAATAATTATATCATAAAAAAGAAAAAAAGTCAACCCTTTTTAAGGGCGACTTTTATTTTAAGTATTGTTATCAATATTTTCTATATTAACAGTAACTCCTTCAGTTGTCCAACCAAAAATATCTTCATCAGTACAAGGAACATTTATAGTAGTATCTTTCATGCACTTACACTTAGCCTTCTGTTCAAATGGATTATTTCCAGTAAGCATCATCATCATAAGTATATCATTTATATTATCCTTGTCACCCATAAACATATACATCATCATGGGATTGCTGAAATCAATCTTTCCACCGCCAAAAGCGAGCATCATCATAAGCATATCATTAGAATTCTTGGTGTCGCCGCCACTCATAAGTATAAATGGAAGAATATTACCAAAGGGATTATCTGCCGTTGCAGTAGCACCAAAATTTTCAAAAGGATTCATTATCTTTGTATAAAAGCTAAAACCAAAAATAGAAGTCTCAGGAATTATACTTATAATTTCCTTAGTCCAAGGCTTAGCTACTTTAATCTCAGAAGGGGTAACGTCATTGACAATAACCCAAGTATCATTATGCTTAATTACGTCACCAATTTTAATCTGCTCTTTACTAACGGGCATCGCAAATATAGGCATATCAATTACCATATTGGCAACATTAGTAAAGGTAAAATCGGGATTGTAATATACATAATCACCATCTGTAGTCTTAAATGCAATGCCTTTCATAGAATACTTAATGTCGTTAGTCTCAAGCTTGCCAAACTTCATGTTCTTAAACATATTGCCAAATATATTTGTATTCATATCATTTCCTCCTAAAATATTCGTTTCATTTTTATTAGTTGTATCAATGACTCCTGAAATTATTGGTCCAGAAAAATCAATTTCATCGGATGTATTTATAGGACAATTTTCACAAAGGATAATTTGGTCGTTTTCTTTAGAAATATTAGAAGAATTTACCAAATTTCTAAATTGATTGTCGTTCTTTGTCTTTTCAATTTTATCTAAAATATCACAACGGATATAATTCTTATTTACTGAAACAACTTCTCCTTCAATAACAATTCTAATAATATCATTAAGTTTTTTATCTACTATTACTTCTGCATCGCTTGCATTCATTACTCCAATCATATTTTCACATCTGAGTCTTGCTCCATTGTACTTTGTAGTACCTTTAACCATGTCCCAAACCTTAAAAATAGTTCCTTTTTTAATTATACAATCTTCAGGCTTGCAAGGAACATAATAAGCATATTCTTTAGTATTTTCATTAAAACTGCCTTTAGCAGTTTCAAATCTACAATAAATTACTGTTCCATTCAATTCTTTTTCTCCTTTATCTGGAAGTATGATTTTAAAGTATTCTTTATTGTCATTTGTTAATACATCAAAAGACACAGTCATATTTTTATTAAATGATTCTATAGTACTAGTTATTTCAACATTACTAATCTTATCAAAACAATATTTAGCGCCATTTGAATCAATCAATGTTGCACTCAATATTTTTTCTGGTATCATCTCTCCTTTCACCCCATTAATTTAAAAATATTATCCTCATATTTATTTTATTCCTCATAACCTTTTTACAGCAAGGGCATTTTTCATAACAATTCATAAATAGTGAACTACAATTAGAACATTTATATTTAATTATATCTTTATGTTTAATCTTAGAGTAATATTCTACAACTCTCCATTCTGGTTTTTGAAAAAGATTGTCCATTTTGCCCCTCCATTGCTTCGTTAAATTTATTAATTATTGCTGTTTCGACTTTTCTCCAAGCATCATTAAGTAAAGTTACTACGGCAACGCAATCCTTTCTATCCTTGTAAATGGCATAAGAATATCCTTGTTTACCTTTAAGAGTAGCATTATGATTTTGTCTTACATAACGAAGATAATCAGGATAGGTAAAACCTAAAATTCTTGCCGCAACAATATTAAAACTACCAGATTGTTTACCTATTAATTTATACATAGAATCCTCAAGACCAACCATATATTCATTTTCAGTACAGGTTTCAGTTACTTTAAAAGCTCTCATATAAAAATCTCCTTCTGAAGTTTTTTCATATCTTCCTGCTCATCTTCAACCATATGAGTGAAAAAATATCCAATACCCGCCGCCCCATCAAATGAGTCAATTTTATCAAAGGAGATTACACTTGGGCGCCCATTAAATGTTTCAATATTTCTTTTTTCTTTAGGAATATATCCATCAACAATATATTTACTTACAGTAGATGCAGAAATACCAAGTGCTTTTGCCACATGAGATTTAACACCAAGCTCACAATATAACTCGTTAATCTGTTCTTTTATTTCATCTGTAATTTTTGTTCTTGCCATTATAAATTCTCCTCTTTGATCTGCTCTTTTATCCACACAGTCTTTCCACTCTTTGCAATGTAAAATATATCATTTTCCATTGTTGTAGGATATATTTCAACTAATTTTACCCTAAAACTAGAATTATTGTTAAAACTTGAAAGGAATTTCTTTTTTGTCTCTTTATAAGTTTGACATTTTTCTTCTCCATATTGATTCACAATAAAAATTATTAAGTCAAAACGCCTTGCAAGTGTCTGTTCTGCTAATATCCTATTCACATCTGCAATCATTTCTTTCCCTCTTTCTTACTTTTCTATATATATTATATCATAGATTAGTAAAAAAATCAAGCATTAATATAATTCAATGATATCATTATAGATAATTCTAGATTTACCGACCCAGTTATTTAAGTGATAATGACCTAAATAATGTTTTTCATATTGCGCCACGTCAAGAACTTTATCTAACCATTTATCGCTTACAGTAGGAGAAAAACCAAGCATTTTACAAATTTCACTTCCACCAGTATGAGAAATAATATAATCAACATTAAAATCATACTTTTCAAGGTTATAAAATGCATGAGAAATATCTGTAGAAGTAATTTGCTCTTGCGGCCACCAAGATTTTCCTTCGGTGCGCCACTCTTTATCTTGACTATCTGCGCCATTAATAAAAAGAAAGGATTTATTATTAATGACATAAATTTCTCCACTAATTGCATAAAAAACAGAAGATTGAATTTGACGAGCCTTTCCGCTAAAAATTTCTATAATTGGATATTCATTAATAAGATTATAATTTTCATGATTGCCAAGACAACAAAAAGTTGTAAAACTTTTTTCATTAAGCCATTTTTGCCAATATTTATCTTCATTAGATCCATCCCATATTAAACCCGCATCACCACAAACAATCATAACATCAGATTTATCTAATTCTTTCTGTATTGGAAAATGACGAGTGGTAAATTTACCTATATCAATATTTTGATGAATGTCACCTAACCGGTCACGAAAATTCGTGACATAATGCATCCCCTCCTTAAATAAGCAAATCTTCTATTTTTATTCTTCCTTTTTTACTATAAGGAATTTCAATTAATTTAATATTATGTTTTTTACAAAATTCTCTTTTAATATTATCTCTCTCTTGAATAACTTCAAGAGGAGAAGCATTAGAAAAAACTTCTGTATCAAATCCTTCAATATGCTGCCTTCCTTGAAATTCAATATAATGACTTAACTTATCATCTTTAAAAATAGCAAAATCAAAACGAAGCCTTCTCTTATATTCTCTTAATAAATCTTGATCAACATATTCTGTTTTATATATAATTTGATGTTCTTTTAATATTTTTTCTATTTCAAGTTCTCCAGCAGATTTTAAACAACCACAGGATTTAGTATTTCCACTTTTTAATCTATTACCTGGTTTTTCACAAATATTACCACAATCACATAAACATTCATACCACATTCTCGAATGTCCTTCTACATGAGGTCTCAATCCCACTTCTCTTAAAACAGTAAGCTTACCAAATTTATCCCCAATTTTTATGGTTCGATTTTTTTCATTATATTCTTTCAATCCCTTGTATTTTTGACATCCACATGATTTTGAATTTCCATTTTTTACACTTGATAATTTATTTACATAAATATTTCCACAATCACACAAGAACTCCCACAGATAACACCCATCTTTTTTCTCTTCTAATTTTTTTATTACAGTTAAATGTCCATATTTTTTACCAATATAATCTTCTGGGTTAAGTTTGCCCATTTTTATCACCTCAATTTTATAACTGGAGATATAATCTCCTGTTATAAAAGTAGAATTCTTTTTATTTTATTCTAATATTTTCAATCTGTGATATATTACCTCCAATTATTTTCTTAAATCAGAATATTTTTCTTTGACTTGCCCATCTACAAAATAAGTATTATAATCTCCCTGTTCAATATAATACCATTGTTTGTATAAATGTCCTATATATAAGAAATCATGTAAATGATATGAAACGTTATAATTTTCATCTACTCTTTGTCTGAAAGATAATTGATCAATTGTTTTACTACTATTGATAATATCACGGACAGTGAGTATATAATTAATGTTCATTCTGTCTTCTACAACAAAAACTACTCTTTTATTAACACCTTTACAATCCGTTTGTTCTGCTTCAAAAATATCATCAATAGTATTACAGTGAAAAACAATTCTTTTAAATAATTCAAAAGGAAGTTTATTTTCAATTTCTTTAATATAAGAAGTATGAAGTTCAATTTTTATATTATTTTCTCTACAAATAGAAAATAATTTATTGTAAAAATCCATATGTTTATCAAATTCAAACATTGGATCTCCGCCGTCTGAAAGTGAAATGTAATTATATTTTCCTGATTTATAAGTCTCCAATAAAGTATCGAGAGATTCAACGGTTGTTTTTGGGACATTAATACCATTCTTTTTTACGATACAATAAGGGCACTTATAATGACAGCCAAAATTTGTAATAATTGATAAACATTTTAATTCCATTTTATTCTCCTTTATAAAAAATGATTAATGACTTCTTCAATATTAACAGGTTTATAATCATGTCTTTCAACACAAGCGCAGAAATGTCTTGCCCCATAAGTTTCAAACATTTCTGAATCATGAACGTGTCCAAAGAAATTTACATATGGTGTACGACTATCACAAATAAAAGGCTGGGGCGCGTGAGATAAAACAATAAAATCTCGAATAATAACTGGATAATCATAAACTTCTTTAATGCCACAATCTCTATACCATTGATTTTTTTATATGGTCATGATTACCTTTAACTAAAAAAATTCTTCCATTAAGACGAGAAATAATATCTGCCGCAATATTTTTATTTCCAAGAATAAAATCGCCAAGATGCCATACTTTATCATCTTTTTTTTACAGTGCTATTCCAACGAATAATCATTTCTCTATTCATCTCATGAACATCAGAAAAAGGACGATTACAATATTCAATAATATTTGCATGTCCTAACCAAAATGACTATCACTTGTAATCCAAACATTAGTCATTTCTATTCACCACTCTCCTTTTTATTAATAATTTTCATTCGTTCATTTAAAAGAAATTTATCTACATCTAAAATTCTTTTACATTGTTCGAAATATTCTAATGAAAATAATTCATTATCAATTTCTTCCATATTTTTTAAATCTTTAATCATAATTGAATCAATTATAATTTCTGGCGGTCCTAAATCTACAATAGTATGCATGCCAAGACTATATATTATTTTATCTTCTCCATATCTTTGCCCCATGTTTATAATATTAAAATCTTCTTTAGTAAAAGTAATTGTTATACATCGGAATTCATTAGTAATTTCTAAATCAATAATCTTAAAAAAAGTATTCTTTTCTCTAAAACATTTTCCTATCAATCCCATTCTTTCTTTATAAGATTCTATCACATATTTCTGCCGTAAATTATACTGCTTATTATTTAATTCATTAATAGTATTATTAATTGATTTAATTTCTTGATAAATATTTTCTGTATTCTTCAATAATATCACCTCTTTATTATCTATAATAATTATAGCATAAAATGCAAAAGTTGTCAATATATAAAAAAAGGCAATAGAAACTATTACCTTTTATAACATATTCACTAGACCTCACCATTTTGGATTTTAAAATAACATATTGTTATTTAAGTCACCTTAATATTACGTTTTAAGGATACGTCATTTACATGAGGAACATCAATAACATTAATATTTATATTTTTACTTTGTTCATTTTTGCTGAAAAGGTCTTTATATTTTTAATCAAAATATCTTTAAAGGAAGAGGGGAAGCTTCCTTAATATAAAGATATTTTTATACAAACTCATACTGGTTAAGAATCTTAACCATAGCTTCGTAAGAAGTAAGATCGATAAGCTCACTAAGATTAGAAAAGGTTCCTGCAGAAACTCCACTAACAAATCCAACATAAGGATTATTATGACGAACCAAATATGTGTTCTGTCTTGATTCACAGTTCCAGAAAATAATCTTAGGACATTCAAGCCCTACTTCACGATACTTCTTTACCCACTTCTGAACAATATCCTCCCAACCAGGATTTCTGCTCATGAACCAGTCGATCTCATTGTCACTAACAATAAGAAGAGCTTCAGGAGCATCATTCTCCATTGTTGCGACACGGAAGATTTCCTTCAGTGCACCATCAAGGTTAGTGTTGTAACCAACATTCTGCATTACCTTTTTGATATTACTCTCGATACTTGCAGACTCATCGAGCTTAAAGAATCGAGGCGTATCAGTAAAAGTAAGATAGTAACCATTATATGCACCAGTATTATATTTTGCACAATACATTGCAAGTCCTACAGATGCCGCCATAGGCATGCCAATCATAGATCCAGAAACATCTGCGCAACAAATAACATTACGTCCTTCTTTAAAATAATTTGGTAAAGCTTTCCACTGAGCTTCAAGGATTTCTTTATCTGCCTTATTTTCGCCGCCATACATAAACTGATATGTAATGTCATAAGGATAAAGAGTTTTTGCATTAATTTTTGCTTCGCCATTAACAACAGCACGCTTATATCCTGCGAAAGCATTTGGACAATGCTTACCAAAAGCAGTAGAATACTTCTTCATAGCAAGAGATGGTACTGCTTCAAAATTAATCGTCTCCCACTGATTAGCAGACATCTTAACCTCTACAACATTAGTATACTTACGAAGTGCGGCGAGTGTCTTACGGTAAGTTTTTTCAGAAAGTCCAGCAATAGTACAGAACTTTCTTGCAAGTCTCTTAGATTCAGCAGAAGAAGTGTTGATAGACTTCATCCACTTTGCAGCAAGACTAATAGGTTTACCATCCTTCATTGCTGCCGCATCCTTAAGGAGAGTATCCTTCATAAACTGCCACATAGCAGTTTCGGCAGGAGTCCCCTCAAGAGCATAAAGGTCATCGAAACGACCATTCATTACAAAAGTCTGGAAATTTCTCTCCACCTTTGCATGATCAATATGAGCAAGAGCCTTAAGAAGAATCTTACCGATTCTACGCTCACCAAGACCAGCCCCACGCACATCACGAGCATAGAGAACAATCTTGTCAGCAAGCTCCTTATCTTCCTTACGTGCGGCATGGTACATCTGAACAATATCAGCTTCATCACGCTTTCTCATTCCACCAACTACGGCAAAGAAATCAAGCAGTGCGCCGCCACCAGAAGTATTATAAGCAATAGCACCATTTTCAGTAGACTTAACAGATGTCATCATATCCATACCATTTACAAAACTCATATTATCTTCCTCCTTAAACTTGACATTCATTTTTTGATTACTTAATAATTATATCACAATTTGCTGTTAATGTCAACCCACTAATTAATCTTAGTGATGACAAGACGGGAACTTATGAAGGAATCGAACCTTCTCTAAAAATTTTTACAGAATTCTTATTTAACCATTTAAAGTTTGCTGAAACCGTCTTTTGAGAAAGTTTAGTAAGAACAACACTACCTCGTGAAGGTATTTCTCTTTAGTGTCATTTTAGAAATTATTAGCTGACGAGACCACACTCTCATTATACCTTTTTAAGAGAAATAGGTTTTTATTAAACTACAGCGAATAATTTCTTTGGACTTTCAACCAGTTGTTTGACTAAATTTTGGAGCCTTATCACCCAGCTTGGAGTTGAACCAAGTCACTAGACCGTCGTCTCGTTCCCGTAAACTACAAGGTGAATTTGCTCAAGGAATTTCAACCTTTTCTTCTTTTAATAATAAATCTTACACCCACTGCTGTTTGGGCGGCACGAACTACAGCAGTACAAGTCCGTGACTAACTAATTAGGAATATTTAACTTTTAAGGATAAGGCACTTCCAAGGTTTCACCCACTGCCGACCTATAAACCATATAATCATGAAACTATATGGACAGTTATTTTTTTATTTTTTACTTAGAAAGCAGTTTTATCTGCAAAACTTAGAGTGCTTATTTGACTTTAAAAGGGATAAGGCATTTCGTCATCGCCGACCACATTTAATTTGCAAGACAGTATAATAAACTATGGAATTAGATTTGCCAACTAAAAATATTTTTTTTACTATATTATTATCATTAAATCGCAATAAAATAGCTGGTACTGTCTTTTTAATTGTTTTGCAGTTACCTGCATTAGAATAATATTAAACTTCTTTTTACAAGTCAAGTTTTCAACATCTTGCGTATACGATATAGAGATTATCCTTGGACTCCATTAAAACCACCGCTTAAAGCAGCTCAACAGTTTTTCACCAATAAAGTTGCAACTCTGGTGTCGCGAGCCCTTTTTTAAGGAAAAGCAGTATTCCTGATTCTAGATCTGTTGACCTTTCGGTTTGGTGGGCAGAGTAGGAATCGAACCTACGATGTTTCTAGTGTGCCTGATTTACAGTCAGGTGCGTTCGCCAGCTACGCATATCTACCCATATTTGATTGTTTGGAGAACCACTCCTACTCTTGCTTGCCAACAATCACAGCAACAATCGCCAGGACTGTACGGAGCCAGTTACCGCCCCTTCCTACGAGGTTATTTTCCTTTTGACTGGTTAGGTCTGGGCGTGAGGCTATCTCCCAATTATGGAGCAGCATATGGGACTTGAACCCACAACATCTGCTTCCTCAACACACAAATGGATATTATGTGCTCAGGAAGGCAGAGATGTTACCGTTACACCAATGCTGCATAAAAATGAGCAAAGTCGACTAATATCTAGGATATAATATCCTTAAACTTTCATCGAACGACCCCGATGCATCAGATAACTCGGTGGGAGGTGTTAAGAAAACCTTATTGGTATATAAAGAGATTTTAATCTCTTCCTATCGTGTTTATATATTAGAACTTCCACTTATATTTATAAGCAGTTTTTCTTTTACCTTGTGCGGCTTGTCGTATATGAACTGATATTCCTTTAAGATCTCCGCTCTTATTTTGCTCTTTACAAATAAAAATCGCGGCTTCTCTTAGTGAAGAAAAAGTTTTCAAGTATTCATCTTGCATATTATACATATGGACAATCTTACCGAAGTTTTCTTTTGTAATAACAGAGGCTGGCTTAATTTGTATTTCTCTATTTTTTAATACCTTTCTAACAGAATCAACACAAATATTTAGCTGTCTTGCTACTTCTGTACAATTTTTTGTTTGTTCATATATACTACATATTAAATCATAATCAAGATAATGCTTACCATCTCCACCCAAAGTAGCATTATATCCATATTTAAAAGATTGATAATATTCTATCCAATAGACTTCTCTATCATTAACAATATCATCAGAACATTTTTCTACAACTTCCAAAGAAAAATTTTCTATTCCATATTTATTCATTGCAGAATACAAAGGTCTTTTTTCAGCCCTTTCTTTCTTAGAATCTTGACAATGTTCTTTCCATCTTTCTTCTGGAGTTTTCATTGTTTTTCCAATATAAATTTTTCCATTTATCTTATTGGTAATTTTATAAATGTATGCCAAATTCAATCAGCTCCCTTAATAATATTAATATTAATAAATTTTAGCCGTATTTCTACGTTGCCCGTCGCAAACCTCTTGGCGGTATTTATTACTTGCGACCTCTGAGTGCTGGACTTGAACCAGCGACCTTGAAGTTGCTTCAACATCAAGACCAATTCTTAATTACTTCCTCCATTACATAATCTTTTGCAAAATAAATACCTTTTGTTTGTCCGTTTCTTGTAGGTAATAAACGTAAAGATTTTTCTCTTGTAGTGGTTTCTTCTACAGGAACTAAATAAATAATTCCATCATAAGAAGTTGCAAAGTAATCAATATCGTCTTTTGTATAAGAGTGATGAATAACTTTCCCATTGGCTCTATGAGTAGAGTCTGTATTAAAAACTATTTTTGCACCCTCATCTTCAAGACGAGCTGTCTTCACTTGAACTCTAAGAAATTTACCATTAACATCTGCCACAAAGTCATAGCGTTCACAATCTCCATATGGAATTAGAACATTATATCCTTGTTTTACAAATGCTAACATAACTTCCATTTCAGTAATGTTACCTATTCTTTTTGTATTCATTTTTCTTTTTCATTAAGAATTGGAAAATCAATCAAAACAGCTTCCTGCTCTACCGGCTGAGCTAACCCAGAATATTTCCAAGACGAATATTTCAAACCTATCAGATCCCAAATCAGATGTTTTAAAATAATTTGCTGAATTCGTCTTTCATTAATATAATTATATCATAGCTTAAAGAAAAAGTCAAGTACTTTAGTCACTAACCCTGTAACTTATCATAATTTCTTAAAATGCGTTCCCACTTACGAATAAGCTTTGCATTCTCTACAGGCTTTGTTTTAAGTTTTTCAATTCTTAGAATAATATCCTCTCGTCTTTTCATTTTATTTTCTCCTTTCGATTTTCTATAATAATTATAGCATATTTTAAAAATTTTGTCAATCTATTCGATTGTTTTAAGCTGGCGGAGGACTGAGGTGTCGATCCCCATACAGCTCATCACCATACCTTTCGTTTTCAAGACGAAGTCTAGGGCCGCCTAGATTAATCCTCCGTATAAGTTTAATTCTTTACAGGAGTCAGAGCAAGTTTATTCCCATTTAATTGGTGCGCAGGCCCAATTCTGCCACAATTTTATTTCTTGCGAAACCAGCATTTCTCTGGCGATTAAACTTATTGGTACCGTGAGTGAGATTCGAACTCACAAAATCTCTCGCTTAGAAGGCGAGTGCCTTCATCCAATTTGGCTATCACGGCATTTAAATTGAGAGTTCACCTTCATTCTAAAACTCTCTTGCTATCATCCACTACGACGAGAAGCAGTATAGCATTTATTCGGTACGCGTCGCCTGTTCCGAAAAGGGTTTTTACTGGAGGCTCTACCCTGATTTGAACAGGGGATCCCTGATTTGCAGTCAGGTGCCTTAGCCACTTAGCTATAGAACCGATTATTAACAAGACCTTTTATTAAGAATGACATCGCTCTACCAGTTGAGCTACTTTAGATTGTATCTAAAGAAAGGATTCGAACCTTTAACGCATGGCTTAAAAAGCAATTCTGTTAAGAATAAATTTGCTGTAAAGGTCTTAATGGTCTTCCATTTCAGATTCGAACTGAAAACAAATGCGTTTTGAGCGCACTTCCTCTACCAATTGGGATAATGGAAGATATACCCAATATCGCTACTGGGTTGCGTCCCGTTTTCATCTTAAATTTTAAGAGCTTGCCTTTTGAGACTACCTCCCATAAAATGGTTTGGTAAGTATTTAACTCAGAGAGCTTTATACTGTTTCGACAAGAGTCATAGAACGAGATTAATCGTTCTAAGGAACTCCTCCTACACATGGTAGGTGAGATTGGTGCCACAGGCGGGAATCGAACCCGCGATGTTTACCACGAGGGTGACAGATTTTAAGTCTGTTGCGTTTCAGCCTAGCTTCGCCACTGTGGCATTTCTTAACTTTATATATATTATATCATATTTTTAAAATTTTGTCAACTATATCAATATTATTTATATGTGGTTTTTCTCACTTCCGCAGATTTCCATGATTTGTCCTTACCTATAGGATTTATAGCTGTCTAATCCAACGACCACAAACACTTCTGCTCTATGTCGGTTTTGTTCTGACTACCGAAAAACATTCTGGGGACTTTATTTTTCCTTGTTGCTCCAGACCTCAAGGGTACCTCGAAAGACAGTGTTCTATTGCGGCAATAAAGTTAAACCTATGCTCTACTTAACACAAAGTTGTCACATTTAATCAAATGTACTATGCCGCCATAAACAAGACCTGTTAAATACGTCGCTCTAACCTATTGAGCTATCTCCCCATATTGGTGGAGAAGAGGACTCGAACCTCTAACCTACGGCTCCCAAAGCATTCTAAAGAATTTGCGGTATAGGTCTTTTAAAGAGTTGAGGGTTGAGTTAACGTCATTATACCCACAATCTGACTGGTACCGATGACAGGACTCGAACCTGCACGAATTAACACTTGGTCCTTAGCCAAGCGTGTCTACCAATTCCACCACATCGGCATTTCTTAATTTTCTATTATAATTATAATTATATCACAGGTTAGAAAGAAAGTCAAGTAGGTTCTAGATGGAAGGACGAGATTCGAACTCTCAGACCTGCCAAGGGCGACGGTTTTTAAGACCGCGCCTCCCACTAAAGTACCAGGCCATTATGTTAATCTTAAGGTCAATCAACCGCACATCCAATCCTTGGTATTGTCAGTAGGGGATTGTATTTGCTATTATCCGAATTGATGAAGCAGGAGGGATTCGAACCCTCGCGGCAGTTATTAGCCACCCTAACCTCTTAGCAGAATCCTCTTCATCAGCTTGAGTGCTGCTCCATCACCAAGACACCGTTTTTATAAATCGTCGTTCTACTACTGAACTACTCCCCTATAATTGGCAGGGGAGAGCGGATTTGCACATGCTGTTTACGCCTTGGATTGGCTATCATAAATATGATTTGCTGTTAATGTCTTAATGGTGCGGGATAGGGGATTCGAACCCCTAAAACCTTGCTTCTAAGGCAAGTATGTATACCTAAGTTCCATCAATCCCGCATCTTTTCGCCGCCAAATGACGGCGAGATAAAAACCCTTGCTTGTACATCAATCCTCGTATTATATCCACATTTGCATCGCAATTTATGCCCACACAGGAGGGTCGCATGGAGAAGGGGCATGCCCCGAGATGGGCAGCATTTTATTTAATTTAAAGGCAAGATCGTATCCTTTTTATCAAAGGTGAGAGCGTATCCTAATAACCTCTTAACATTAATAGAATAACATGTAATACCTCACCTATTTAAGCCATAAGAACAGTGTATAGTACCTTTTATTTAGAAATCTTATTTGCAATTCCTGAGGCGGCATAACTATCAGGTTTAATTACCGCTTCATAACCACAAGAATGAACCCAAGATACAATCTCTTTAATTAAAGTTGAAGTTTTTCCATAATGACCAATGTCACAATGAATTTTGAAATGAACATTTAATTCTTCAATATCAATTCCTTTTTCAAGAAGAAAAAGTTCGACTTCATCAAGTAATCCTTGAGCATTCTCAAGGCTTCTTGAAGTCTCTTCAAATATCTTCTCTTTAAGAGATTTAATCTTTCGAATAAAATCTGTTCTATAAAAGAAGATGCCGCCATGTCCAACGCAATGGATTGCGATAACTTCTACCATTTTTGTTCTACTATGGTTTTGGCTATCTGTACCCACAGTGATTTCATACTCTTGATTTATGTCTTTGCTGATATAGTCTGCAATTAACTTCATCATTTCACTGTAAGTAACAAGCTCGCCATTACCTCGATGAAATATTTTAGTATTCACAGCTGCCTCTCCTTTCTATTTTAATTTTAATTGGTGCTCTCGGTGAGATTTGAACTCACAACATTACGATTCTTAGCCGCACCCCTCTGCCAATTGGAGTACGAGAGCATCTCTTAACTTTCTATAATAATTATATCATAATTTTTATTGAAAGTCAAGTAGGTTTTGAGTCTTACTATTGAGTTTAATGAGACAATCAATAGTTTCGTGGGTGGAAGGACGAGATTCGAACTCGCAGCTTCATGGGCCACAACCATGCGCTTTACCAATTAAGCTACCTACCACATCTATTGGTCGAAGAGGGGGTAGTCGAAACCCCAACACTAGTTCCCAAAACTAGTATTTTACCGTTAAACTACTCCTCGATAACAAGACACCTTCGAACGATAAGCAATGTTCTTTTTATAAATGGAACTTAAAATTCTATTGCTGGAGGTGTCTAAGTGGTGACGCCAGTGGGATTTGAACCCACGATCTTCACCTTGAGAATGTAATGACTTAGACCACTTGTCGAACCGAGCATAAACAAGACACATTAAATAATTGCCCTACCATTAGGCGACTTTTCTAAATGGTTGAAAAGATAGGAATCGAACCTACAATAGATTATAAATAATCTTTGGCTGTATGTGTCTTTAATTGGCGGCTTATACGGGTAACGCTCCCGTCTCTCCCGCGTGACAGGCGGGTATCCTAACTAATGAACGAATAAGCCATTTGGTAGTCGCAACGGGATTCGAACCCGTGACTCCGGCTTGAAGGGCCGGTGACTTAAACCTCTTGTCGATGCGACCATATTGGCACGGGTTGAGGGATTTGAACCCATCATCTTACGACTTTGGAGGTCGGCATTTTCCATTAAACTAAACCCGCGTATAGTATCTTCTGCCGCAGCAAGGCGTACTAACCCAATAGCTATCTTTAATTTTCTTGCCTGCCGTTTCGTGGCTCAGAAATATTGTAATCGTCTCCGCTAAGATTATGTTTTTAAGTTCTTATTGAACCATGAGTCCTTCTTAGTAATCTCAAAAGTTACTTTTCTGTGTCGTAGAAAAGATTACGCTTTACATTCGCCGTACTGTGGAATTATGTCTAGCCCACATCCATTGTATCGTTGCCCCAGCATTACCACATGGAGGTTGTAAAGAAAATGCTGATTTTTACTTCATTAAATCAGTTCTTAATTTCACAGCGGGTTATAATCCGCAGCCGAGATACCTGCCTCTCGTGAAATTTAATAAGTAAGGAATTTCAACCTATACAGTATTTATTTTTCCATGCCCTCTAAATCTGCCAAAAAGGGGAGAAATTCTTTTAAGGCGATTTCTTAAACCTCAACACCGCTGACAGTCAGTGCTCGAGTAGTCTGTCAGTTCTACTCTAACATTTTACGATAAATGCTGAAACGAAGCAGTTTAATGACCACTATACTCAGGTCAATTGGTTGCGGAAGTAGTGGAGTCGAACCACTTGTCTCAAGCTTCATATTCTTCTTTAGTTGTCAAAGATTTTTTCATAAGTAAAATTTTGAATTAAATTACAATTCGATTTTGTTCCATATTTAGGTAACTCTGTACGAAAAATTTTACTTTTACTATTTTCAATACTTTCTACTGGAATAAAAACAGCTTGTTGGTCAATAAAAGTCATAATATAATCAATTTGTTCTTTTGTATAATGTTTTAAAACATTACCATTTGAACACATTCTGGAATTAGAAACATTCACTGTATAACTTCCATTTTCATTCTTATGAGCTGTTTTACATTGAATACGATATATTCGTTGACCATTATCTACCAATAAATCATATCTTCCTGCATTACCATATGGAATTGAAACCAAAAAACCCTTCTCAACAAAAAATAAAATTGATTGTAATTCAGTAATTAATCCTTTCTGTAAAGTTTCGCTTAATAAATTTGACATTTTACATCACCTCATGGTGACAACTAACATTGAATATGAGGCTTGCGAGATACCGTTTCTCTAACCCGCAATCTTTAACTTATATATTTATTATATTATAGATTTCTTAAAAAGTAAAGACACTTCAAAGCTCTATAGATTAACAGTCTATTACTATGAAATTTGCTGTATGTGTCTTATGGCGGAGATAGAAGGATTTGAACCTTCGGTCCATCATTAAGACGGACGACAGATTAGCAATCTGTTGGTTTAAACCTAACTCACCCATATCTCCATTTGCTGATTAAACTTGTATAAGGCAAATCTACATTGAGGGCGAGCGCTGACAAGTCTAATCTTGACTCAGCTTCCTACAATCACTCTCGTTGGTGTGACCAACTACTCTTATACTTTTTTATTATTGGTGTGCCTGATGAGACTTGAACTCATGACTCCTACATTAAAAGTGTAGTGTTCTTCCAACTGAACTACAGGCACAGAAAGAGGTTTCACGATTATAAACCATTTAAACTTCTTCGTGATAAGTTTTCTTGGCAAAAATATGGAGCACCTACTCTGATTCGAACAGAGGACTAGTGATTACAAGTCACTTATTTTCCCGCTAAACTATAGGTGCATTTCTTAACTTTCTATAAATATTATATCATAATTTTAAAAAATAGTCAAGTAAGTTAATATTTCAAAACATTTTATTGTCAGACTGCTGTCTTAACCACTTGACTATTCTCTCATATTTGACGGGAGAAGCATGGATTCGAATCAGCGTATGGCGGTTTTGATAGACTATTTGCTATTAATATCTTAAATTGGTACGAATATCGAGATTTGAACTCGCATCTGCCCCTTATAAGGAGGCTGCACTGACCATTTGTGCTATATTCGCATTTTAGAAAGAGATTATGACGATATCAACTACTACCGCCAAGCCAAAGAATTAAATGGTTACTCTATTTGCCGACAGCGGCTTGCTGTCCTAAGAAGCCTAACAAATAGAGTATGGTGTCATAAGAAGGACTTGAACCTTCGACTTTCGCCTTATCAAGACGATACTCTACCAACTGAGTTATTATGACATATTGGTTGGGGTAGCTGGATTCGAACCAGCGGAATGACGGAGTTTGTCAAATTGTAGTTATATGTTTTTCCACTCCTCATCAGTATAAGATGAAATCTCTTTTTTCAATCTTAGTAGATTAAATTTGTCACACCATTTACGAATAGCATTATCAGACACTCCATATTCTTTTGCAATAGTAGTAAAAGGTTTGTTCCTAATCAAATCTTTTAACTCACCCCTTGTTACAGGTAATTCTGTAGAAATTTGTTTTCCAATATATCTTCCATTACATGACTTACATCTAATAGAGGAATATGCAATCTTTTCACCACAATCAACGCAATAAGAATATTTTTCTTCTTTTTTATGAGGAATAAATTCTATTAAAGAATCATCCATTTTCTTTAAAACTTTTTCTATTTCATAGTCTTCGGCCCAGCTAATTGATGGATTTTTACTATCTTTTGCAAAAAGTCTTAGAGTTTTTTGTTTTCCATTTGCTTCGCTTATTGGAATTAGATATCCTTGTTTATTATGAGAAGTATAAAAATAATCAATTTGATTCTGATATTTTTTTACTTCTTTTGTATTCCAATTTTTACTAGCTGTAGAAAAAGTAAAACTATTTCCATCTGCAGATTCTGTGGAAGATTTACACTGAATTTTAATAAAAATTCCATTTATTTCTGCAATAAAATCACTTCTACTATCAGTAGTAATTGGAGCAAACAAAACAATGCCAAATTTCGTAAAATCGTACTGACATAAGAGTTCAGTAATTAATCCTGATTGAATGTTTTCTTGCATTTTATACATATAAAAACGCATTAACAAAGTCCGTTGCCTTACCACTTGGCTATACCCCAATATGTTTTTCGATGTAAGAATTGAACTCATATTTAAAGAGTCAGAATCTTTTACCCTGTCATTAGGGCGCTCGAAATTGTTTCCTTTCTTAACTTTCTATATATATTATAGCATATTTTAGAATTTTTGTCAACATAGTTAGTATTAGCTGATTATTAATTAATTAATTAATTAATCATTTCCCGAGAAATACCACATGGAGGTTCTAACTAACATTTCTCTTATCTCGCCATTTCTGACGAGTTTTATTGAAGGTTTTATTTATAGAGAAAATTAATTCTCTATAATAGAATTATATCATAACTTTTTAAAAAAGTCAAGTACTTACCTTCCTTCATTTTCAAGATTTTCTCCTACAAGCTTTTCCCAACAGTCCATACATACTTCTGCATTTACATCTGTGCTCTCAAAAGTCTTACTACATTCCTGGCATACAAGTTCAAATATCTCTTCCATTGTTAATCCTCCTTAATCAAGTGCTGCCGTTACATAACGGATTACTGAAAGTTTTTCTCTATCTGAAGGTACAGAATGTCGAATTCCTGTTACACGAACTCTTGTACCATAACAAAGATAGTTATAATTTTCATCCATCATCCGAATAATCTCGCCATTTTTTGGAATTGTTTCTTCTTTATGAAGAAGATAGTCATATGTTTTTCCTCGAAAATTTTTATTACGATCTTTAAATTGTACTGTGATTACCATTTAAATTTCCCCTTTCTTAACTTTCTATAATTATTATAACATAATTTTTATAAAAAGTCAACCATCTACATCGAGTTCTTCTATATAAAACTCTATATCATCAAAAACTATATAAGTTTGATCTCGTACAATAGAGCATTTAATAAAAATATCAGTGAGTTCTTCAAAAGAAATTTTATTAGAATTGTCATCATAACAGTCACATATACTTTCATAGACATAACAGCCTATTCTACTATGAAAATCTTCTAATGCAGCTTGTCTCGTAGAGTATAGTTTGTATATTGGAGCATCATTACTATATGATGTAACAACAAGATACATTTTCATTTTAAATTTCTTCCTTTCTTAACTTTTCTATATATATTATAGCATACCTTTTAGAAAAAGTCAACTATCTTTTAATTCTAAAATAAATTATATAAAAATATGTAGTAAAATGTATTTAAATTACTTCATTATTATATTCATGCTTATAATATTCATAAAATTCCTCAACTTCATAATTATGTGGATAATGTTGTTTTGAGATATAAAATTTTGCATCTTCAATATCTTCAAAAATTCCATCAAGATTTTTTCTTTTTTTTAATTCGCCATAATGATATTCAATCCAATTGTACCATACAAGATAAACAGTTTTTATTTTAAGCACACCTTTCTTTATTTATTATAATAATAATTATAACATGAATTAAAGAAAAAGTCAATATATTTATTTTATAAAAACAGAAGGCGACTATTGCCGCCCTCCGTAAATTAAAGAGTGGTTACAGTTTCTTCTACTCCACCTGTAGTTTCATCTGCCACTTCAAGTTCTGCTGTTAATTCAACAATTTTTGCTTTAATAGCCTCAAGTTCTGCCTGAAGCATTTCTAAAACAGCAGTTCCATATTCAGTTTCGCTTCCTTCTGCATCAAGATATGTTCCAAAATTGTATTGGGCGCCACAGCCAATAGAAATAACTATACTCTTATTTTTATTAACAAGATTATCAATCATTTTTCTAATAATTGCAGATTTCTTAGAGAGTTTAGCAATTTGTGACTCAATTGAACCAACACTTGGATTAACAGGAGGGCATGGATATGGATAATCAGGATAAGGTGGATAAGGTGGAGGAGGCGGGCATCCAGGAATCCAATATCCAGGAGGACACGGCTTCTCATTAGGAGTACATCCACAGTTACAATTATTTGTATTATTGTTATTTGTATTAGACATATTGTCACCTCCGTCTGGAACACGAGCAATATCTGCGTTTTCGATTAAATCAGCTAACGGCATAATATCACCTCTAAAATAAGTAGTAAGAAGTAAAAACTTCTTCTATAATTCAGGTAGAACTTGATGACGATATCTCTAAAAAATTAAGTTAATCAATAAGTTGATGCGTATAAATATAGTCAGGTCGTCCAGCTGGCGTTCTAAGAATATACAGCACTCCAAACCTAAATCTTTCAGGACGTTCTGAAACGTATTCTACAGGAATTTTTCTTCCAGTAACAAGATTCTCTAATTCTCTCCTTTTACATTTTGTAATTACTTCATCAACTTTAATCATTTTATCTTCATCTTTATTATAATAGCTAATAAACATAAGCCCTTTTGATTTCATATCAATATTAATAGTATCTGAACCCATTATAATTCCTCCTTTAATCCCAAAGAGATTGAAAATATTCTGCAAATAGTTTGAGTCCTTCATTAATCTGCTGTTTCTGTTCATCTGTCCAACTAAGAGAATCTACAGAAATATATAGATAAAATGCCCATATCATTTTATCTAAAATTTCATCCCATTTTCTAAAACCATCTTCTTCTTTTTGAATATGATCAAATTCATCATATTCAAAAAGACAACCCGGCGCACCACAGTGATTATCTCTAAAATGGATAAGACGAGGTAAAATTAATGCAGCAAGAGTCGCATCAAGATTCCAACATTCTTCAAAATAAAAGTCGTTAGTCATATAGAAATTAAGACTATCACTATATCCTAAATCTTTATCTTTAATTCTAACATCTTCAATGGTCTTTTTACATAATTCTCTTATTTCATCTAAAGATATTTTATACATAAATACCTCCAACACAATTAGGCAATAATTACTCGCCGCCAAAATTTTTATTTATGAATATAATTTCCATCATTACCGTTCATAACCCATTTTTCAATCTTATTATAGATATCTTTATCACTATCTACATAAACTTCTTCAAATTCCATCGCCGCAAGACAACCAAGAAGTGACTTGCCGTTTACACGATAGCCAGTTTTCTTGCAAAAGAGTTCAACTCTACCATCAATCTTCTGACAGATATTGGTAAATTCAGTGATGTCGCTCGTTGTAATAAGATTAATTCTATACATAATTATTATCCTCCTTTAATTAAAAAACAAAATCTGTTGACCTTACGTGCATTGGAAGGCACATCTGTGGAATTGGAATATCAACCATTAATGTTTTAAAAGTATTAGCCTCAAACTTATTAATAATTTTCTTTCTCTTTTCTTCAGAAGAAATTACTCCAGTTCTAATATACTGGTCAAGTTCTGCATAGGTAATTCCAAGATTTTCTTCATCGGTTTTACCGCTAAGACCATCTTCTGGAGTCTTTCTTGTAAATTTCTTGTCAAGACCAAGCCACTCTCCGAGCTGGATAACTTCTGTTACAGTAAGGTCTCCAATAGGAGCATAAGAGCCTGCATGGTCATCGTATAAAGTTGAGTAGCCGACTACATTTTCAGAAAGATTAGATGTGCAAAGAGGTCTTGCACCAAGACTCTGTCCATAGGCATATATTGTCGCCATACGAAGACGTGCAGGGAGATTTGTTGCCGTATCACTTGAAATTTCAACTTCGCTAATGGTCATTGCTGAGGTAATAGCTGTATAAACATCATGAATACAAGCCTTAAAATAATTCTTCCCCTTTTCAAGTCCAAGATGTTTACAAAGTTCATTAACAATATTTTCATCTTTATAATCCGTATTTGGCATAAAAACTCCATAAACGTTCTCAGCTCCAAAAATCTTTACAGCAAGTGCCGCAACAATTAATCTTTCTGCATATCATTTACTACTAATATTTTCATTATAGTTTTCCTCCTTTATATCCATAGTTAAAACATCAACAAACATATCAAGACAACAAAAGTCATCATCCTCCCAGAGATCTCGATAGGGACGATTTGTAGAATTTAATGGACAAGTACTGCATCTTTCAGAACTATTGCAGAAATTTTTAAAAAAGAAGTTACTCACTTCTTTATCGTCATTAAATTCGCTTAATTTCTTAAACAGTTTCATTACTATTCTCCTTAAATTTAACTTTTATCGGCTTTGGTTCCGCTGGCAATACATATAAAGTATCTTTGTTCTTTACAATCTTAAAATTATTTGGGATACCAGCATCTATATCTTTTACATTAGCAAAACTATCCATACTAATTCTACTCTTTGCTACAGATTTTTCAAACTCATCATAAATAGCATCCCAATTTTCATATAGCCACTTTCTAAATTCTTTATAAGTCATTTCTTTCCTCTTTTATTTCTTTTTACCAAAAAATATATCAAATAATATTTGAGCGCCAAAATAACCAAAACAAAAAACAAGAATTATTCCGATTATTGTCATAAAATCATTCCTTTCTTTTTTTTACTATAATAATTATATTATATTTTGCGAAAAAAGTCAATTCCTATCATAATCTATTCGCCACCATTTTCAATAGGTTAATATGTCTATTTTTAAAAATCTTTCTTTAAGAATGTTCCAATCTTCTTCTTTAATAAAATCTTCTTTCTTAAAATCTTCAAAATTAAAATCAACATAATAACTTACATCTATTAATTTAAAGCTTGGTATTCTTGTTCCTTTTGCATTTAAATGTTCTCCTTCTTGAAAATCAATTAAACCAGTTCCTTTTAAAAAATATAAAGCTTTACGAATTTGAGCATTATTTCTACTATCATCGGTGATATGAAAACAATCTCTAATATGTTCATAAGTCAATGCTTTATATTTTTTCTTATATTCTACACAGAAATCTCTATAATGGCAACATAAAACATATAATTTCATTTCTAATTCTGTGGCTTGATAATCTTGATTTAGTTTTTTTAAAGTAATTTCTGGAATTTTTGTAAAAGGTGAAGGGACAGGAATTCTATAATGCGCCGTCTTTTCATCTTTCGTTCGTAAATTCCACACTCTAATTGCTTCTTCTTGAACAGCATTGCTATATTCTGTTTTATTATTATAATTATTTTCTTCTATGTAATTAAATTTATTTTCTCCTTGAAAACGAATTAAATAGTTCTGCTCCAAAAAATATAAATACGTCTTAACAGTTTTATTTGTAATCCCTGTTGCTTCTTTAATCTTAGTGAAATTTAATTCTTTATGTTTAAAAATTCTATTGTGCCCATCACAAGGATTTGCTAAACATACTAAATAAGCATAAAGCTTCATAGAATTTTTTCTAATGCTTTCATCTTTTGCAAGCATGGCCGCCCACTAACATTTTGTATTGTCATTTAATCACCCTTCTATTTTTTTTATCTGGGATTTTCTCCCTCAAAAATTAATTAAAAAAATGAATATTAATCTTCAAAAAATTCATACATTTTTTTAAACAAAAAATTTTGGATAATTTTCGTATCAAATTGGATAATTTTCGTATCAAATTGGATAATTTTCGTAGCGATATTAGATGATTTTCGTACCGTTTTTGAATAATTTTCGTATCAAGTTGGTATTACTTTTTGTCTACGACGGCAACAAAAAGTAATCAAAAAATGCCGTTGGCAATGCGGCGTTGCCGCTTGCCAATTCAATCCTTAAGGCAAAATCTTTAGCATTTTTTAAAAAGTAATAAGCGCCGCGGCATGCAGCGACGCAATTCTTTTAGAAAGTTAATTTTTAGAATTATATCCGTAATTTTTAGCTTGAAAGAAATCAATAAAGAATTTCTCTCTTTCAGTAAGCTTATCTCTATCACAGAATTCAACAACTTGAAAAGTAAAATTTTCAAGGCCTTCTTCCCACATTATCTGATAAAGACGATTAGATGTCCCTTCTTCTGCTTTTACTGCTCTACGACAATGAGTTCTCCATCGCACTTTTATATTCGCCGCCTGGCCAATATAACACATCTGATTTTTAATATTTGTTATTTTATAAACTCCACTTTTTTCTGCATTTTTTCCGAGAACCCTACCTATCATTTGATCAAAACCAATCTTATAATAAGTCTCCCAAATCAGTTTATATAGAACTGTTGGATTATTTAGTTGCGCCGCCACGCCCTTAAGTTTATCAATGTCGTTCTTTGCGGCGGAAGTTATAGGAATACGATAAAAGTCTGCTTCTTTTCGAGCTTCTTCATCTTTTTTAAATTGTTCAATTAATGTACTTATTTCTTTTTTTCTTTGATCAATTTCTTCATTTAGAATTTTCTCTTCATTTTCAAACCTACATTTAGCTTCAAATATTTTATTCTCATAATCAGCAATAGTAATTTGATATTTTTCATTTAAAGAAGATATGTCCTTATCAATTTGTTTTTGTTTATCTAATAATTGCTTAGTCATTAATTGTTGTTCTTTAAGACTATGCTCTTGCAGAGAAGATGTAATTTCTTCTTTTTGTCTATTATAAGAATCTTTTAAATTTTGAACTCGTTCAGCCCATTCTTCCTGAGATTTCTGATATTCTTGTGCTTTAATTGATATAATAGATTCCATTTTATCAATTTCTTTTTGTATTTGCTCTGACTGAAAACGAACTTGCTCTTCTCTTTCTTTTTTAAGCTTTTCCCTTATTTCATTTGCTGCCCTTCTAAATTCTTCTTCATAAAGGAAATTTTTGGATGGCGGCAATAGTAGATAAATAATATAGCCTATAGAGATTGATAATAAAATTACTAAAAATATACAAATAAATATCATTAATTATCCCTCTTGCTCATAATTTCTCTTACAATAGCATCATATCCTTTTTTATCTCCTGGAATAGATATAGTATCATATAAATCTCCAACTTTACTTAATTCTTCAAGAATACGAGGAATATATATGTCAGATTCTTCAGCCGTCTTTTCATTTCTTCCATTTGGGTCAAATGGCTTAACTCTTGTAATAATATAATTAATATTATTAAGACTATTATGGCAATCTCTTACTGCATCTTCAAAATGTTTTTTAAGAACTGTACTTTTATTATAAACATTTGATAATAAAATTGGACTATCGGTAATAATATATTCAACTTTACCTATCAATCTTGAAATTCTATAAAACTGTTTACCAAAAATATAGACTTGATTTTCTGGTTTAAAAATTTCTTCATTATTCTCCCACACTTTATCTTTAGCATATTCTGGTACAAGTTCACAACTAATTCCATTCATTTTTAATTGAGAGAAAATATATGCTGCTCCAGAACTCTTTCCAACGCCACTTGGACCAAATAAATTCACCACTTTTGTGTCCATAAGTTTCCTCCTTTTATTAAAAATTATTCTTCTATTATATCAATCCTAAAATCTCCAAAATCTTTGTAGCCATCTTTAGAAGATTCTTCTAATGAAAACTTTAGCATTGCCGCCATAGAATTAAACCAATCATCATAAGTACTTAATGTAGTTCTTTGCATTTTCTTTAATATTTTAAAATCATTTTCTTTAAATATTACAGATGTTAAATCTTCGAAATTGGTATAAATTCCGTCTTTTATTTTCTTTTCTTTAATCTTATATCTTAATTTATATATCATTTCTGTCTCCTAATTTACAATTTTCATAATCTTCTCTAAGTATTTCATAAAAAATTGTATTATGAAGCTTTCCATCATATAATCTTTGACTACGAGTAAATTTTCCTACACGTTTACCACCAAATTTTTTTATAATCTTGTCATACCCTCTTATAGCTGGATTATCTTCATAAGCAAAAAATTCCATTCTATCTATAATCTTTTCATTGAAAAGTCATTTAATATGAGAAATAACATTCTTAATAAAAATACAATTTGGTCTTTCAAAACTTAATAATCCAATATTATAAATGGTTTTACTTGAATTATCAAGCGAATAAGAAAAATAACCAGTTATATTTCCGTTTTCAATAAATGCAAATTGACGATTATAAATATTATTATCATCAAAATTAGGCTCATTATTATATCCTTGCCAATAATACTGATATTCTATTTTATACCAAGTAGAAATTATTTTTATTTTAAGCTCTTCTTTGTACATTTGCGCAGGAACAAGCATACTATTTCCTCCTATTAATAAACTTCGCTCCGCAATTAGAACAAAAGTTTAAATCTTCACCGCCATCATAAGATGAAAATCTCTTTTTACAGTGATCGCATTCATAAGTTTCAAATATTTCGCCTTCTGTATCTCTATGTCTATCAATAAAAACTCGCTTGGTTTCAAGAGATTTTGCTTTTTCTTCTGATTCAGTAATAATCTCATTAATTTCTTTTGCTGTCCTCTGACGTCCACAAGATTTATGCTCAGGGCAAAACTTAATTTTCCCGCTCTCACACTTTGGCACTAAGTTGCTAAGAATTAATTCCATATCTAAATCGTCAAGGTGCATTTCAAACTGTTTTTCTTTAATAGCTTCTTTCATTAATCGAGCCATCTTCTGAATTTCCCACTGCGCCCTCGTACAAAGTCTCTCATTCATAAAATGCATTAGAGTTCTTAGGTTCATTGTCATATAAATAGTGGTTTCACAAGCATTAGGAAGAATAAATCTTGCATCTTCATTAGACACATATTTTTGGAGTTCTTTATAAACCTTCTGTATATAATCTAATGCTTCATTATAAATCTGTTCAGCCGCGAAATTCTTCTCTATAGAAGGTGGTGTTACCATTCCTGCCCCATCTTCACTACAATAACGCTGACTACGTTGAGAATAAGATGCAATTCGATGACGCACCAACTGGTGACTCAAAACGCGTGAACATCCTTCAATTTTAAAAGTAAAGTTCATATGTTCAACAACAGAATGATGAGATGAATCAAGACACTGTTTAATAATTCTTCTATCAGGATCAGAATTATAGCACACGCTTGCTGCCTTTGCTGCTGTTCCTATAGGATTATTTGTCCATGAAATCAATTCAACCTTCATTTAATTTTCCTCCATTTCTTCAAAATCTTTCATTCTTAAAATAATATCTGGAATTTCTTTTAAAAGAATTGGGGTATAATCCCAATATTTTGCTTCTATTGACAGTTGATTATTTTTATATACTTCTGCCGCCCTGTCTTTTTCTGTCAAAATCCTGTATTTACAAGTATCATCTTTGCATTTTTTTTCGGCAGGAAAAAAGATTTTATCATCACCAATAGGATATGTAAAATTACAATTCCAAACGGCATGAATTCCGAGTCTTTTCCATCTATCCCTATCAAAAATTTTATTTTCAACATAATTAACAATATAAATTATTCCATTTAATTGTTCAATAATTGGTTTAAGTTCCTTACCCAATCCCGTTCCAAAAATTCCAAAGACGAAAATACTATCATCTTTTGTTGTTATGGAGTTCCATTTATTTATTAACATTTTATTATAATCTTTAATACTCATTTTTAATTTTGCGGCAATTAATTTATTATTAAAATTCATATCCGCAATTACATAATAACTCATCGTTTATCCCTCCTTATAATGATATTATATCAAATTTTATTAAAAATGTCAATAAAATAAGGCACAGACCATATAGCCAGTGCCTTTATTAACAGTAATTCCTTATGCCTATTTTCAACTCTTAAAATTGGTTTTGCTCATAATTGAGTTTGCCAAGCTCAATCGTTTATCGTTGTCATAAGTAATTTCTAATAATTTACTATATAACAATCAACTTGTACGACACCTTGTTCTTGGAATGGACAATTACTTTCATAAAGAAAATAAAAATCAATTACATTAGAATTACCTGCATCGCAATCATCAAGGTAATAATAACCATTCATCTGTGAATAATTTTCAATTTCCAAATAAACCATAGTGCGTTTTCCATTGTAGTTATACCCATAATTTCCATAAAGGTAACTACTTGCTATTGAACCCTTAACTGTTCCGTCACCAATAGAACAATCAATTAATTGACGCTGTGAACCACCAATTCTTTGACCTCCATAGGCGTAATAAGTTCCTCTTGTAAAATTTTTTACATAAGTCATAGAACCAGTTGGCTCTATTACTTCAGGAACAGGTTCAATATATTCAGTGATAATTTCCATAGAAGGATTACATTCAGAACAGCGTCTTGCTTCAATTCCTTCTGTATTCTCAATTCTTTGAACTTCATCACTTGCTGCCCAACGACAAGTATTCATATGAATATAGTGTGTAGACGGTTTATATATTACATAGGTTTCCATAATCACTGTTGTTGTAGTGGTTTCTGGAATAACTTCAATTGCTTTTGTTGTTTCATAAATAGTTTGTGTTGTTGTTATTGTCTCATCAATAGCTTGTGTTGTTGTTTCATCAATTGCTTTTGTTGTTATTTCTACTTCAATCGTAGTAGATATCGTAGATGTATATTCTGTTGTAGCTATAATAAGTACTGCGTCAGCATAATCAGAATCTCCAACAGTATGCGTTGGTATTCCTAAAAATATAATTACTAAAATTGTAAATATTGCCGCCGCAATGGCGACGACTATTTTTGTTATTTTTTTTGTTGTTGATTTCATTTTTTATTTCCTCCTTTTAATACGTCATTACTGACTTTTCAAAATTCGGAATTACTGTTATCTTAAAGAACAATGTTCTTTTTAACTTCTAATAATTTTATGTAGATTTTTTAATAGTTACCTACAATATTTTCATGTTCATCAATAGAAAAAAAACATATTAATAACTCATTTTTATATTTTGCCGCCATAAAACCATAAATATTATATATTGGATTTTTAAATTTTTCAATATAAAAAGGAATTTCTTTTTCTTCATAATATTGTATTATTAAATTTTTTATTTCATAAAAATTATTCCAATCTTCTAAAAGAGTTAATAAATCAAATGTTGCTTCAAAAATAGTAAAAGGCTCGATTAATGATAATCTTTTATTATATTCTATTATTGGCGCACTAGAAGATACCTTTACTATACAGCCTTTATATTTAATATTGTTTGCTTGTAGTATATCAAGAGCAATCTCTATTAAAAAATGATATTGAAGATTATTTAATTTTATTGTTCTTATTATAAAAGATTGAATAAAATCATGAAAAGAGCTATCTATTTCAACTTTAATTTCATTATCTTTATAAATTTCTACTCTATCCAAAATATCACCCAAAATTAATCATATTTTTTGAAGCTTTTTCAAAAACTCTTCCAGCATCTGCGACATCTCTATTACTTGGTCTACCAATTTTTCCCCTTCGACATATTGATGGACACCAATAAAGAGATTGCTCTGCTCTGGTGGCCGCCACATAAGCAATTTTTCTTTCTTCTTCACTATATAACCTTGCTCCAGTAACAATTACATTTTTATTTTCTAATCCTTTTGCAGTATGAATTGTCAAAATTTTTACTCTATTATCTTTTAATAATGTTTCCATTTCAATCAAATCAAGATCGCCTTTTTTAAAAGAAATATTGGGAATATTTTTCTTTTCAAGAATATCCACTGCCGTTGCAAGCTCATTATTTGTTCTGCATAAAATAAACCAATTTCCCCAGTCTTGTGACCACTCTAATTCTTCAATAGCTTCTGAAAAACTAAAATCATCTCTAACATATCCATTTTTACTTTTTACTGGCTCTGTTTTGGGACTTAATTTATTCATTGAAGCAATAAGACTATCTGCATAAGAAATAATATTTGGCGCGCAACGATAATTTTTATTTAAAAAGTAGGTTTTACATTCTGCATCTAAATAAAGATTTCTTAAATATTTATCTGATGCGCCCTTGAATTGGTAAATACAATTATGAGTAACAATTTCATCTGCAATATAAGTTCCACCTTCAGTTTGTAAAGAATATACTTTTATTGGTTCTTTAATAAAATCATATTCTACTTTTTTTATTTGTTCATATTTCTTTTTATGTTTTTGAGTTTCATCATGTATAAGAAAATCCATAACTTCAGGCATTATATTACATGCATATATTTGAGTTACCGCATTTTTTGCAAAATGAATATGATGCGCATCATCATAAGTATCATCTAATAAAGGATAATCAATATTTCTGTGGAATTCTTTTAAACACGCTTTTGCAGATTCATATGTGTTCAATCCTTCATAAATATAATTAATATCTTCTTCAGTCCATTGGACTTTTCCTGTTTGCCAACAGGTTTGTGGAATTTGATATTTATAACTTAATTTTTGCTCCAATAATCGAGCTTCCTTATCTGTTTTAAAAGCTTTTAATAGCCATAATTTTATACATCCTTCATCATGCATTTTTGTCCTCCAAGGATTTATTCTCGATTTATTGTTAGCATACATTGGTATCTTTCCAATTCTAAAACGTCCTTTTTCATCGCACATTAAATAAACAACATGTTGATATTCAGAATCATGTAGTTTTACAAATCCAATGTGATTAGGAGTATATTTTGTTTGTTTTCCTGTTTCTGTTATAATGGTAATTAAATCATCATTTACAAAATCTCTTGACGCAACTTTTTCTACTTTCTTTTCAACCGAATTAAAAGATACTTTATTTCCACAAATATAGCTATCTTTTTGAGAAAACCAGACTATACTATCTCCAACTTTTATATCTTCAATATTTTTTACGATACCATTTCTTAATTTAATTTTTGTTCCGGCTGGCTGACACTGTCTCTCATCGCCTATGGCAAAGAAATTTTTTGTGGGAATTTTTTCTATAAAATTGTATTCCAATGCACCAGTATCTTGAAATTCATCTATAAGTAAATGTTGAAATTTAGGATATTTTGATGATGGAATTGTCAAAGCTTTTTTAAGAATCATGTCAAATTCAATGTCAGCAATATATTTATCTGTATTAATTCCATTTGAGATACATACATTATTTGCTAAGCTATGTATTGTACCAATAAAAACTCCATCAGCTATATTTCCAAGTCTCTTTTTCATTTCGTCCGCCGCCATATTTGTGAAAGTGATACAAGCTATATCTTGTGGCTTGTAGTTATTATTTAAAAGATAACGAACTCTTTCAGTTAAACATCTTGTTTTTCCACTACCAGCGGCAGCGAGACATAGTATTTTATCTTCTTTTGCTTCTACTACTTTTTTTTGTCTAATATCAAGCTCCATTTACTTCACTCCTTAATCAATTTAAATGATTACGTTTTTAATAAAATTAAATATTTCAATTTTATATATTATTTAACATTTTATATAATTATATCATATATAAAAGAAAAAGTCAAGAAAATAATCCTTGACTTTAATTTATGTGATTTATCCCCAAGATTGAGCGACTGTAACTTCTCCTTTTGTAATATTTGTTCCATTTGTAAAAAGATTCATATCATTATTATCTACAGTTCCATATAATTGAAAATCATTAATATCTACATCTTTCTGTTGATGTTTTGAACTTCCTGTATTTGCAAAAATAAATAAATATCCAACAAGATATTTAAATGTACTATGATATGGAGTTGCGCTTATTATTGGTTTTCCTTTTGCGTAAGCGTATCTATATAAAATATTAGAAATATTGCCATTTCCAATATCTTCACTATTAATATAATTCCACTCAAAACATTGTAAATTTTCAGATGATATCTTAGTTTCAGTATTTAATCCTATATCTAATACATTACCACCAGATTTTCCATTAGAGAAAATTGGAATAATACATAAGTTATTGGCTGTTCTATAAAACGCATCTCTTGGCTTTGCAGAAAATTTAAAACCAGTTAATTCCATTGATATAAAAGGTTGTGTGACCATACTTGAATAGAAAAATACTGGTAAAACAGATCTATAATTCAGACTTATATTTCTACATAATTGTAATAATGTTTTGTGGTCATTAAGAGATTTTCCATTCTCGCCGCTTATTTCAGAAAATCCTCCATCTGGAATAGAATTATTAATAATATAAGCAAATTTTTCTGATATTTTTCCAGATATATTTGACCATGTTTCTCTCTCTATTTCTTCAAATAATTTATTATTTTTATTAAAATAAATAATACTATTCTTTGAATCTGAAACCATTTTTGCATTATCTCTACTTAAGAAACCAATTAAACCATGCTCTGCAAAATCACTAGATACAGTGGATCCAGCTCCGAAATATGTCATATGTCCATGTAAATATTGATAATCAATATAATCTCCATTACCCTGGCATATATAAAATCTTTGTGTAAATATGTCATCTTTTTCTATACTATCAATAATTTGAGCACTCTTTCCTGGATTATATATATTTTCACTATTTTTCGCAGATTTAATTTTAGATTGCTTTGGCTTAAAATAATATGCCTTAAAACCTTTATTATCATTTTTAAAAGATATTTTATTATTCTCTATTTCATAGTTCATCTTGCTATCTTTTAATACATAATAGCTATTATTACTATAACCATATGCTTCACTATGTGCAACACATAATGGTAACTGATTAATATTTCCGCCGCTCCAATTTAATCCAGTATTTTCATTACTATATTTACTTACAGAAGTCCCAAGCGCAATTAGAATAATCTCTTTTCCATATAGATTATTATTATGTACAATAATAGTATTATTAAAGGTAAACTTAGAATCATCATTATCTCTTTCTTGAATTGTAACAGATGAAGACGCAGGTTTTTCTGATATTTTATAATCATTCATATTTATTATTAGAACATTCATTTCTTCATCTGGTAATAGATATGCCGAATTTATCTTCATAAGTTCTCCTAAATATTGTTCATCATCTAAAACATTACTATTTAAATAACTTCTAAATTTTCCAAAACTTTCTGTTATTCCATCTTTTTTTCCATAAAATAACATATCTGAACGAATATTTGTAAAATAAGAAGCTGTTGATTGTGCGTCATACTGTTCTCTATTGTATTGTATACAATAATTTGAAAAAGATGTAGCTGATTCTTCATCATAATATTTAGAAGTAACTCTATTACTAAAAGGAGTTGATATATCTCTATATCCATATCCAGTTGTTATTCTTGGATATATAGATTCAAAAGAAAACAAATTAGATGAAGAGACAATACTAGGTCCTCTTAGTTGAATAGATACATCATCTCCAAGCCCTATCATTTTATTAATAAGATTAATCTGTATATCTATATCATTTAATCTATCTATTATATTCATTAATATATCTATTATATTATTCTTTCCAAAGATAGAATTAACTACAGCATCTAATACTTGTCCAATTACCCAAAAATTCTCATCTAAATCTTCTACTTCAACTCTTCTTTTATACTGTGGCATAAGCAGATTAAGAAAAGATTGTGTTTTATAAAAACCAAAATTATCAGCAAGCTGCTTTACTGTTATATATGGATTACCTTTTCCTTCGTCTTTAATTAATTTTAAAATAGAAGATGCACCAAGAGCATTTCCAGACTCATATTTTTCAATTATTGCTAATTTATCTGAAAATAAATTTTTATAATAATCTAAAGTATTCTCATCGCTGTCATTTTGATACATGAATAGATAATAATAATCATTATCAGAATTTCCTTTTTTAGGGTAGAAATATGAATATTTATTTATATTAGCAATAGTTCTATTTGGATAATCTCCACTGTATTTCTCTTTATAATTAATTAATTCAGGTGGTAATTCTGATACTTCAGATACATCAATCTTTTGACTAAAAATTAAATCAAAATATTCCTCAATTGGACTTATAGTAGTTTGCTTGTAAGCATAATATGCTAATAGTATATTTGCATCATCAGATCCAATAACTCCATCATTATTTAAGTCATATGCAGATACAATGGATAAGTCATATATTTTACCACCATTTTCTCCATCATTAGTATAATCCATATTATCTCTATTCATTTTTATGGAATCCGTTCTTGCTGATATTCTTGCTCCAATATCTGTAATGATATTACTATAGATATATCCTAATTTATTTAATCTTGGTATTGGATCCAAATAAAAATTTTCTTCCGTTCCTTTTGCTGTGGCTCCTAATAAATCATTACTTTCTGTGAATTCATTTCCAATAAATTGTTTTAAAACTTCTTCTGTGGTCATTTATATCACCTCCGTTTAATTAAAGCGGATATTTAAATTTAGTAATAATTTCTTTAAATGTATCCCATCCATACATTGAAATAAAAGATACAACGAAACTTCCAACTGCTCCTAATGCGATTATCTTTATATTTATCTCACAAAAAATAAATATAAATGCCAAAGTAATAACAAAAGAAACTATTATTACTAATGCCTTTGTTGGGAAGCTATTTGGAATAATTTTTTTAAGAACTTCTACAATAATACTTACAATTGCTGCAAGAATACCAATTATTCCTAAAATAGTTCCTACAGATACTCCAAATATAGTTTCAAGCATAAATAAACCTCCTTTATTATTTCGCCGCACCACTAATTATGATGCGGCAATATATTATTTCTTAACAATCTCAATTTGAATTTTATCAATTGCTTTTCCAAATATTCCTGCATATCCCATTGAATTTGAAGTATTATATCCCTCAATCCAGTTTAAATAAGATTTTGTAGATATTGTAGAAACTCTGTATCTAACTTTATATCCAGATACTCCATTAAAATCAATTTGAACAGCATCGATATCTCCAATTTTATTTCCGGCGCACCCAATTTTCCAATCGTTGATATTATAATTTGATATCCAGCCTAACCAGCCGCCACCTTTAATATGAACCCTATATTTGATAGTTCCTTTATCTGTTTTTATTGCCAGGCCTTTAATAGATTTATTTTCTACTCCAGCATAACCATTTGAATTTACTTCATTATAATTAGTAATTTCTCCCCACCATTTACCATTGGAATAAGCACGATATTTTACGTTTATCTTTTCTGGTGTTGGAGTTACTGGTTTTACAGTAGGCTGAGTTGTACTTGAAATATTCTGTGCAACGGAATATACCTCTACTCCACTATTGTTAAAGACTTTATATCCAGGTTTACAAGCAGCTTTAGCATTATTTAAGTCTGCAAATGCTCCTATTTGAGATTTTGCATCTTCCCATGTTTTTCTAACTCTATAAATAGCACTTGTTGGATTTGGTTGAGGTCTATTATTTCTCTGTTTACTATTTACTAATTGTTTAAAGTCATTCCAATGAGGAAGTATATAAATTGGACACATTTTATAACTATTTTTCATAATATTCAATTCATCAATAGTTCCCTTTTTACCATCTCGAACGTTAAGCCAATGTGTATGTGTGTATAAATTATTATTTACATCCCAATTATTCTGATCAAGGAGATAAGCAATTAGTTTTGCAGCATTATCTTCTGCTTTTTTACTATTCCCAATTACTTCAATAGAAATTGTTCTTCTATTTCCATTTCCAGAACCATCAGCTGCATGCCATCCAGACAATGAAAGTGGAAGGTTTTGCCAAGCACAGACATCATCTACATAAAAATGTACACGAACATCTTTCATATTACCATTTACAGTAGCACGAGTATATTGTTCAGCCATTGTTGTACTTGAAGATACAGAGATTGCTCCAGTATTATGAACTGTTATACCAATTGGATTTGCCATTGCAATAGTTGGCATATCAATTTTATTTATATTATGTTTTGTTAATAAATATTCGTTAATTTTTAATCCGTTCCAGCTATAAGTAGTATCCGGTTTTAAAATTGCCATGTCTATCACCTCATTTAATAGATTAATAGGGAGAGATATATTCTCTCCCCATTTTATAAGTATTTTTTTATAGGTTTTTCTTTAATTATTTCCATATTTTTGATATATTTCTTTTACAAGCTTTTCTGTAGATTTAAGGTGTATATTAAATCCTTTATCTTGCATAGCTTCATCTCTTGTTTCATATTGAAATGTTGGCCAATCCCACCAAAATACGCCGGCAAAATTAGGCTCATTGATAAATACATCAAAGCAAGATTTGTAATAATTATACTGTTCTTCTTCGCTCCATGGAAGTTCTTGAGTAAAATCCCAAGGGTGTTGAGAGCTTTCTTCTACTGAGCGACAACCAGTTTCCATAAAAATATATTTTTTATTTCTACTTTCCGCAATAGCATTAAGTCTCCATTTAACTTCCGTCCATCCTTTTACCATCTCTTCATATGTACGATTTTCTCCGCCAACAGGATAATAAGCTGATGTTCCTATATAATCAAGTTCATCAAACCATTCTTGTGCATCTTCATGATCATGATTTGTATTATAGACTACCTTTCCAGTATACACTCTACGAATTTCTTTGATTAAATAAAGCCAATCATATTTACGATGTTCAGTCCCAAGCATTTCACAACCAATACAGAACATTTCTACTTTAAGTTCCTGAGCGAGTTCTGCGTAATGAAGAATAAAATTTTTATAACTTTCAAACCATTTAGCCCAATAAATATTTAAATCATCCATATTAAGGTCTGGAAAGCCAATATGTGCTCTCCAAACATTATCATCTGAATTTAACATTGGCTTTAAACATACCTTAACATTTCTTTTATGCGCATCTTCAATTACAAATGCTACATCTCTATCAGTTGGTGTTCTCATATGGTCTGAATAAATATCAGTTGAGTGATATGTTTTTTGATAATTAGTTACTGCTAAACAAATCCAATTATTATGTAACTGATATAATAGCTCTTGTGAGCGGCGGCCGCGTGATGAACGAAACTCTCCTCTATTTGCCATATAACCATAAGTATAGCCTAATATTTTTTTATCTTTATTAAACTCTGGTAGGATTTCAGTTGCAGTTAGAAATGGACTTCCATCTGTGTATCCAATTTCTTTATAGTCCGATTTACATGGATAGTATCCACCATCTGTTCCGCCATAAAAAGTATTCATATTTATCCCTCCTTATATAAATTCTTTTTATTTTATTATATCATTATTTTCTTTTTAAGTCAAGGGATTAATTAGTGGAAATTAATGATTTTAATTGTTCTAATTCAGAGAATGTAAAAGTGATAATATTATCCTGATATGAGAAGCTAACTCCTTCTTCATCAATGCTAATTTTACCGTTATCTAAATTTATTAAACTTCCATTTTCCATGTTAATATTTGAAGCAGTATCAATATTAACTAAAGAAGATTTTGTTATATTAAGTTGAGAACTTAAATCCATATTGATACTCGCACCGCTTTGAAGAGTAATTGCGCCACCAGTAATCATATCAATTCTTGAGCCATTGTTCATATTAATTGTTGCAGCACCCTGCATTTTAAATGCAGAATTTCCAACCATTCCAAATAATGGAGAACCTGATCTCCTCCAGAAATCTAAATCTGGTTGCCATGTTGAAGTGGTTAATTCTCTTCCTCTATGGTCTGTTTTATTCTCATAATCACTTTCTTCATATTCGGGCCATTCACTTCTCATAATAAATACTGCATCATCATACATTGTAAGCATTGAGCCTGTTCCATCTGGTGGGCCATTATGTCTAGTAATTGGGAAGTCGCCTATAGGACCAACTTCACTATCTTGACTTTTTCCTCTTAATGATATTACTGAATTTTGACGAAGTTCTAAATGAGTATTATCTAAAATATGAGTTTGAGTTTGACCTCCGCCACAAGCTCCAATTTTTAAATAGTTACTTCCATAACCAGTTGCAGCATCTATTATTATCATAGTTTCATCTGCTATCTGAATGCGAGGATTTCTATTTGTTGATACTAATGAATCTGGCCCACCAAAACTCATTATTGGTGCTCCAGGTTTATAAGCTCCCCATTTATCTAATTCACAACCTGTACTTCCCTGGCCAGTAAACACAAACGATGTTGGATTAGCAATTAAACAAGGATCATAATCACTACCAGTTGGACCATAAGCTATTGACTGATCTACGTTAAAAAGAATTTGACCTCCACCATTTATACAAATACAAGGTTTATAATGTTCAGGATTGAAAAGAATTAATCCTTCATTCATGAAAAATTGTCCGCCTTGCATATGAAATTTAGAGTTATTTTCAAAATATGCTTGCGATGTATCAGTAGCTAAGAAAAAACAATTTCTAGTAAAATTAACATTAGCAAGATCATCCACTTTTAAAAATGAAGAACCTTCTATACAAGCTCTTCCATAGCCTCCCATTTTTAGAAATGCACTTTGACTCATCTCTACTAATGCCGCATCATGAATTCTAACCGTGGCGCCAGAAACATAATCATTATATTTATTTCCTCCACTCCAATGTCTTTTTTGAGTGCCATCTGTATCAATATAACAACCATCATCCATATTAAAATTAATCTTACCATGTACAAAAAAATTAGGTTTACCATTCCAATTTCCATTAAAATCAACTTTCGCTCCATCTGAAAGAGTGAACCTTATATCATCCCAGTCTTCATTATTAGAATAATGAATGCCATTGCTATCAGTAGCAAAAATAGTATCATCTCTAAAAGTAACATTTGCATTATCTCTAAACATTACATTTGCTGAATTTCTAAATATTGCTTTTGCGGTATCTGCAATAACCATTTTAAATGTTTTTGCATCTGCCTGTTCAGTTCTTGTCGTTGAAAGTGTAGCACTACTATCTTTATCTTCAAGAGACAATGGATTCCCTGATAATACTAATCTACTTACTGGTCTACCATTAATATTTGGATTGTCAATTAAATCTGGACCAAATCTAACTTCTGTGTATCCGCCTTCTTCTGAGTTTCCATTTGAAAATAATGAAGTATAAAATTCTGATTTTTTTATCCAATTATTACCATCAGACATTATCATCTGTCCAAGTTTTCCTTCAACTGGGGAAATTGCACTTACAGTTTTTAATCTAATTTTAACTTTATCTAACATGTCATCAGTTAGCGCGCCATCAAAATCTTCTGGTATATTTTCTGTATCAACTTCAAGCGTAAAAATTTTATCTTTATTTTCAACAACATTTTCAGTTAATTTTTCAACTATTTCTTCGATACCTTTTTTTACTTGTGCCGCAGTAGGTTCGAGATCTAAATAAATTTTTTCTTCTGCCATTAATTATTTTCCCTCCTTTAAACTTAAAAATAATCCATCAGAAGTCTTAAAAAATTTATGTGCAAAATTTCCTTCGATTTCTGTTGATCTTATTGCTGGAGCAATTACTTTTATTTCTAATTGTGCATTAAGACCTTTATGAGATAAAACAGCTTCTAAAGTTTTATCGTGTAATCTTTCATCATCATTAAATTCTTCTATCTCAACTATATATGGAGTATCTTTATCTAATATCATTTTATCACCCCAGAGTATTGACTAAGGCTTCAACTATTCTAATTTGTTCTTCATTAAGTTCTTTATATTCAGATATTTCTTTTACAGCGCCAAGAGTCATTTTGATTTTATTTTCATTCTTAGATTTCCAATAATATCCTGCTGTCGCCGCACCAAGTTCAGTAAATATTGCAGGAACTATATAACATAAAGGTTCATATGTTTCATATTTATAGCAGAACCATACTGAAAAAACAGTAACAATAATACTTAATATTGCTATAATAAAGAGAAAAATTTTTGAAGTTTCAATTTTCATTATTATCACCTCTTATTTTATTTAAAATCCAACTAATATAATATGGTTTTTCTTCTTTAAATATTTTGTATCTAACTAAATCATCTACAATAATTATGACCGCGCTTAATACTATCCATATTAAAGAAAAAGGTAAACATATTTGTCCCATTATATTAAAAGGAACAGTAGAATAATTCCATACATTCCATTTTAATATAATATTTACTATTACTCCTACTATAAATTCAAAAATAGTAATAATGACCGCCCCAAGTATAGATTGGATTTCAAAATACATTTCCCAAGGTAAGAAATTATTAATTGCACCAACAATTAAAAAACAAAATCCTCCTAATAAAAACATTGTCCAATGCGAATAGCCGCGCCACAAAATTTCGATTAAAAAATATGTGGCGCCGCCAATAAGAAAAAGAATAATATATTTAATTAAATTGAATATTTTATTTTTCATAACTATCACTATTTAATAATTGAATCTAATACAACTTGATATTTTTCTTCTAATTTCATTCCATATTCTACTTGTTCTAATTCTTCTTTTGTTTCCATTTCTAAAATTTGGTGCTTTAATAAATTAAAATAAGTAGTATGATATATTATCCATTGGGTACTTTTTTCTACTAGTCCAATCATTTCTTCCGATGTAAATATTCTACATACCTGTCCATCAGCATGATATGGAACTGACTGTCCTTTTTGCGCCAATGTATATAAAGAAGTTAAATTAATCTGATCTGTCGTATTTAATCTATAATGCTCATCGTTATAGTCAATTCCATTTGTTATTGTTGTTTGACATATTGAACAAATTTCATTTATTTTTCTTAATTTTAATTGTTGAATTTCATTTTCCTCAGATTCAATATTCATCTCAATATTATTTATTTCATCTCTTATTGCTTGTCTTTCTGAAATAAGCTCAGAATAATCATATGATAATGGCAATCCAAGTACATAGCTTTCAAGACTTTTTATGGTTTTATAATCGGTAGATGCTAATGAATATTTAAGATTATTAATATTTTGTTCTTTTTTTCTTTCTATATCATTTATTTTTGCTATTTCTATAAATGAATTAAAATTATCTAATATTTCCTGATCAATATCTAATCCATTTATTTCAGTGACTAAATAATATTCATTATAAGAAAAATATGTATCATATTCAATAATATCTTCTCTAAAGTATATTTTATAAATATTTGAAGTAATTAATTTATATTCAATTTCTTGTGGTCTATCTTTTGAACGAATAAACATAATAATATCGCCTCCTTTATATCTCTAATATTCCAATTTGAGATATTATAGCTGTGTTACCTTCAATTTTTGATGGAACTAATATAACTGGATAGTACTCTCCAATAGGTAAACCAGTTACTTCTAAAAATATTCTTTGTCCATTATATTTTGGAGACAGAATAATATTTTTTTCAAATACTTTTTTAGAAAAATCTATCCTTAAATATGACTCTGTTTCATTTAGCACCACTGCTGAAGGTGGTATTAATACAAATTGTATAGTTGGTGTTATCCAATCTGATACTAAAGAATTTATATATATAAGACCATGTGTGTTTGTTAAAGTAAATTTTTTTAATAGAACTCCTCTATTTTCAACTGTGCTTCTTATACTTATTCCTGCCATTGATATGCCGCCTACTGTATCATACGCACAAGCCATCGTATTAGATGAAAAATCATAGTTATCTGTTATTTTCTCATATTTCGTATTATCGTTAATATTAGATACATAACAGTCTTCTCCATTATTTAAATATGCGTAAACTTCACTTGAAGATGTCAATGAAGATGTATCCATTATTTGATTATCAACAATAGTACTACCACCTTCACTATCTAATATTCCATCTACACCAAAAATTGAAACTCCTTTTTTTATATTTGACGACAATAAATTTGTATCGCCTTCAATTATTTGATTACCAGAAATATATTGACCAGATTCAATAACTTGAGCTGTTGTTGTTGGAATATATGTTTCTGATTCTTTAGAAACAATAGCTCCTATAATTTTCTTTCCATTTACATATGCGGTTTTATTTAATAAAATATCTGCCGCAGTAGCTGTAGCATCAGAAGAATCTTCTCCTATTCTCATTGCTGATGGAAGATTATTAATAATAACTAATTCATCTGCCATATTATCATCCTCCTACCGTTACAACGATTGGAATTTTAATACTTGGAATGTCACCCATTGCTTTAAGGGTTAAAGTATTAGATGAATGATCTACAGCAATTATACTTGCTTCTGCTAGTGCAGTATATTGTTCTTCTGTAATTTGTGTAGATGGATTAATAAAGATGGCTGATATATCTACTATATTAATACCATTTAGTGTATATTTCTTTTCACTTGTCCAGTTTTCTGGAGTCAATTCAAAAGAATAGTTTATAAAAGTAGTTCCAGTAATTTTTGCGGTTCCTGCATCTATTTCCGTATTATCACTTAATGTTATGTATAAATGATTGTCACTTCTAATTTCAGCATTTGTAACGCTTACTCCATCTTCACCTTGTAATCCCTGTTCACCTTGTTCTCCTTGAATACCTTGTATACCTTGAGGTCCAGTTTCTCCTTGAATACCTTGTATTCCTTGTATACCTTGAGGTCCCTGTTCTCCTTGAAGTCCCTGGGGACCTTGTTCTCCGGTGTCTCCTTTTTCTCCCTTCTCACCTTGAGGACCTCTTATATTTCCAAGATTTTCTGTGGTATTATCACTATATGTGATTATTAAATTATAATTTTCATCAATAGCTAATGTTAAAATTCCTCTTCCAGATGGTCCTTGTATATTTCCAGCATCTATAAAACCATTTATAGCTCCATCTGTTTCACTACCAGTATATACCCATAAATGACCATTAATTAAATATCCATCTCCTTTATTTTGCCCAGTAGATGGAAGACTATCTGTAGAATCTAAACTGTCAATAATATTTATTGACGTTCCATCTGCACCTTTTACAATACCGACTTCTTTATTAATACCATTTGTGTAAGTAATAATAAGCATACCGTTATCTGTAATAGAAACATCTTGAATGCCTATTCCGTCCGTTCCAGCAGGTCCAGATGGTCCTGTCTCTCCACGTGGACCTTGAGCGCCAGTATCGCCTTTTTCTCCTTGGATACCTTGTGGACCTTGTTCACCAGATGGTCCTTGAATACCTTGAATACCCTGAAGTCCTTGCGGACCTTGCTCACCAGTGTCTCCTTTTAATCCTTGAGGTCCTTGTTCGCCCTGAAGACCTTGTTCTCCTTGCGGCCCAGTAATTTCTGATAATAATACTAATGGACTATAAGTTTGCCCCTTGTCTGTTGATACTTGAATTGATGTGCTTGTTTTTCTAAAAATTGGAGTAATACCATCTTCTCCATTTTCTCCAGATGGTCCAATTGGTCCAGCTGCACCGGTTTCACCTTTTTCGCCAGCTTCTCCTTTTTCTCCATTTTTTACTACATACGTAGATTTAGTATTATCTGTATATATAATTTGATAAGTGTCTACTGCGCCTTGGATTCCAGGTACAGATCCAATACTACTTGATAAAAAATCAATAGTAGATATGCCTCTACCATCTTTTCCAGGCACCCCAGTCCCTCCACCAGAGCCTCCAGAGCTACCAAATGGATCAAAAAATCCCATTGATTTTCACCACCTTATATGATATAATAAATATTTCCAGTAAAAGCGTTATCAAATACTAAACTGTAGATTTTCATGTATTTATCTCCATCGTGTGGAGTAATAAAATGTCCACAATTTGGTATTACCATTTTATCTTTTTGGTTATTAAGTGTAAATGTTGTTCCTGCTGTACCTTCGAATCCCACAAAGTCGAGAATAAGTTGTCCAACTTTTACTTGTCCTTGTTCTCGTAAATGTTCTTCAATTAACTTTACTACATTTTTCCCTGCTGGCGCGCCGCCACTATACATTCTGTAATCCATTACTCAATCACCTCTCCTATTTCATTAAAAGCTTGTTTTATTATTTCTATATCTTTTAACTGCTCTACTTTAATTGTAATTATATCATTAAAAGATAACCTATTTGATAAAATTCCAATTAAAGATTTTCCATTAAAACATCGATCATTTTTTATTATATGCACAGATTTTGCTTCTGAAATATTAAACACTAAATTAGCGGCAATTCTTGACACAATATCTCTTTTTAAACGATATTTAATGCTCATTATTTCACCTCTTAATGTATTATATTATTATTTTTTAAGAATGTCAAACTAAAGATATAGCTCGTTTTCTTCTTGACTTTTCTAAAATTTAGTATTATAATATATTTAATAGGAGGTTGAAAATATGGATATTGAACAGCGATTAATAGTGCATAATTTAAATTTAGATTATCAAAAAGAATTTAATTATGAACGACAAACGAGTAAAACTCTAAATATTATTATGAATAATTTTATACATGATTATAAAGAAAAATTTGATACACATACTTTTTTATTAGAATATAATGATGATATATGTAGTATTATCTCTTATTATATTCTTAAAAATATTCAGGGAATATATGATTTTAATTTGAAAGTTTTTGGAAGAATTAAAAATACAAAAAAATTATTTTATAATAATAAAGACATTATTAAAAAAAGAAAATTAAAATATATTGATAATATAATTAAGATCAATTCTTTTAATCCTCTTTATTATGTAGATTTTACTGAAAAAGATTTTAATGATTTAAGTAATTCTATATCTTTAATAAATCGATTTACAATAAAACAATTAAAATATATTTGCAAATTTTTTAATTTAAATACCATACAAAATAAAAAAATAATATATCCACTATTAGACAAAGATTCTTTATTTTTACATACTTTATACAATTGTTTAAGATTTACTAATAATAAAATAATAAAAGATAAATATTGCATAAAAGTAAAAAAATTTAAAGTATATGAATTAACTGGAACAGAAGAAGACTTTCCAATATTTGATTCAATTTTAGAAGATGAACAAGATTCTCTTTGTTTTTATTATTGTCCTAAAGAAAAAGAAGAATTTATTAAAAATAATTTAAATCATTTTATCAATAGCAGAAATGCGGCAATAAGTGGATATAATTTAAATATTCCAAAAGATGAATTAAATAATTTAAAAAAAGAGTGGGAGGGATTTTTATAAAAATTTTTATTGTCAATGGAAAAGGTGGCTGTGGAAAAACATCTTTTGAAAAAATGGTAGAAGAAATCGCCATTGCACATAACCAAAAAGTATTAATCATATCAACAATAGATTATGTAAAAGATATTGCAAAAAATATAGGTTGGGATGGAACAAAAACACTTGAGAATAGAAGAATGTTATCTGATTTAAAAGATTTATTAACAAGATGGAATGATTCTCCTCATCAAAGTGTATGTAATAAAATTAAAACATTAAATGAGAAAGAAGTCGCTGCTATTTTTATTGATAGTCGAGAGCCTGAAGACATTCAGAGATTCATAGAGGAATATCAAGCGATGACTGTTCTTATTCAAAGAGGAAAAGAAATAATTACTTACGGTAATCATGCAGATGATTGTGTTAATGATTTTGATTATGACATTTGTGTAGATAATAGTAGGGGATTATCAGAATTATTCGAGGAAGCTACAATATTTTATGAAACTTTTGTTAGAGATGATATTAATGGCTAAAGATCCTAAAAATACAAACATTTTTTCAACTCTTGGTGCGTCAAATCATTCAGAAAATGAAAGACAAAAAGAAGATTATTATGCTACTGATCCTCGATTTATAAATCATCTTCTTGAAAAAGAACCGTGGTTAAAAAATCCTGAGCTTAAAATTCTTGAACCAAGTGCAGGTGAAGGAGTCTTAGTTGATAGATTTTTTGAGCTTACAGGAAACAAAATGGATGCATATGATTTAATAGCCAGAAGAGAAGATATTCTTGAACAAAATTATTTTACTAAGGATTTTTCTAACAAATATGATGTAATTTTAACAAATCCTCCTTATTTAAAAGATACAATAAAAACAACAGAAGGACTTTCAGAATATATTTTGAAAGCATTACGAGAAGTTAAAACTGGTGGTACAGTGATAATGTTCTTAAAAACTTTACATCTTGAAAGTAAAGTAAGGTATGAAAAAATTTATAAACACTATCCTCCATCAAAATTATATATTTATGCTGATAGGATTTCATGTTATAAAAATAATGATACTTCATTGCCACAAGGAGCAATATCTTATACAATTTTTATGTGGACAAATAAAAAAGAAGATGGAACCTTTGATAAAGATACAAAAATTGATTGGATTAGATATAAATAAAAAGGGGGATATTTTTATGGTATATATGGGTTCAAAAAGAAAATATAAAAAAGACATATGCCCAATAATTCAAAAATATATTGATGAAAACAATATTAAAGATTTCTATGATGTATTTTGTGGCGGCGCAAATTTGATTGACAGTATTTATTGTGAAAATTTATATGCATCTGATTTATCTCCAAGTTTAATAGCATTACATCAACAGGCACAAAATGATTTTTCTAAAATTCCTACAGATGGTTCAAGAGAATATTGGGATAATGCATATACAGATTGGAAAAAATTAAGAGATACTAATTTTGAAGATTTTTCTGTTATCTCTATGCCGCTTTATGAAATCGGCGCAATAGAATGGTATGCAAGTTTTTCAAATGGTGGCTTTCCAAGAGGATATGCAAAAAATTCAGATACAAGAAATTATTATCAAGAAGCATATAGAAATCATCAGAAACAATCTGAAAATGAAAATTATAAAAAAATAAATTTTACATGTTCAGATTATAAAGCACTAAAAATTCCTCATAATGCTCTTATTTATTGTGATAGTCCATATAAATCGACTAAACCATATGCTATAAACCCAAAATTTAATCACGAAGAATATTATAATTGGTTAAGAGAAAAATCTAAGACAAATCCTATTTTTATTAGTGAACAAGTTATGCCAGATGATTTTAAATCTATATGGTTTAAAGAAGCAAAGAGAACTGCCGGAAAAGATAACAATTTTAAAGCCTGTGAAAATTTATATTTTATTGATAATAGAAGTCAAGATTAAATATCTTGACTTTTATTTTTATTTCTGATATAATTATTATTATGAAAAATTAAAAGGAGGAATTTCAATGATTGAGATAATTGAAACGAACATAAGCGGTCCAATAAATGCAGATAAAACAATGAAATCAATTATTGATCACCAAAGTCGAATTATTAAAGCTGATAATTGGGAAGAATATGTATCTTTTTATTTAAATCCAGAAAATGAAATATTAAGAGAAAAATTCCCAAGGACATTGCCAGAACAAGCGAAAATTTCTAATTTTAAAGTAGATAATTTTCATTTAAGCTGTATCATTCTAAGAGAACTACCAACTTATCGATTAGCATATTTAAAGGAGGATTTAATATGATAATATTCACTGATGGCGCGGCCACAATGAAATGCATTAATGGAGAATATCAAAGAGAAAATGGTGGCGCGGCGATGGCAGTTATTCAAGATGAAAAAGTTATTTATGAAGAGACAAAACATTTTGAGAATACGACTAATAATTATTGTGAACTTTATGCTATCCTGATGGCTTTAAAATATTTTAAAAAAGAACAGCCAAAAGATATTTTAAAAATTTATTCTGATTCTGCATACTGCGTGAATATGCTGAAATCAGGAGGTTGGATTTATAGCTGGGCAAAGAATGGATGGACACGAGGTAAAAAACACGAGCCTATTGAAAATCTCGAGATTATTAAAGAAATTTATCGTTACCTTGAGAAAAGTAAGAACATTGAATTTATTAAAGTTAAGGGGCATTCAGGAGAGAAAGATTGGAATGATTATGTTGACAAGTTGGCGGTAAAAGCTAAGATGGAGATATAGAATGAAAGGAGCTATTATTGGCGATATTATTGGTTCAATTTATGAATTTGATAATTATAAAGGCGAGCCAAATGACTTTGAATTGTTTACATTAATAAATTTTTATACTGATGATACCATATGTACTTGTGGTATTGCAAAAACTTTATTAGAAAAAGAAAAGCCTTCAGTTACAGATTATGCAAAAAATCTTTGGAATTTTTGTAATAAATACAGTAAAGAAAGTTATGGAGGACATTTTCGTAGATGGCTTAAACAAAATCCTCCAAAACCATACGGTTCTTATGGCAATGGTGCTGCAATGAGAATCTCTGCAATCCCATATTTCTATAAAGATAATTTTGAAGAAATGTTAAAACAGACAAATGCCGCCACATTAATTTCTCATAATCATAAAGAATCGTTCAAAGGCGCAAAAGCTGTTAGTTCTGCAATTTGGTATCTTTTAAACGGTGCAAAGAAGGAAGATATTAGAAAACTTGCTAATAAATTATATGAATTGCCGCCAGTTAAAAAAATTAAATTTAATGAAACTTGTCAAGGAACTATACCAATTTGTTTTTCAATTCTTCTGGAAAGCAATAGTTTTGAAGAAGCAATGAGAAAAGCAGTTTGGGTTGGTGGAGATACGGATACCATCTGTGCAATTGTTGGAAGCATGGCGGAACCGTTGTTTGGTATCCCAGAAGAAATTGAGGAAAAAATGTGGGGATATCTTAATGAGGATATGAAGAATATTGTTAGAGATTTTGAATGGAGAATGAGATAGTGGAAAGTAATAGAAATAAATGTCATTATTGTATTTGTAAAACCTGTGCAATTGCACAAATTAATGGCGGAGCGCCGGGCTGTGGAAATTGTAAAGATTGTGATCTAACAGATGGATATCGTTCCTGTAATGAATATTATAATCCAGAAGCACCAAGAATTAATTATAAAAGGAGAGAGATACAATGATCATAGGAATTGATATAGACAATGTATTAAATAACTTATGTGAAGCTGTTTTATCCGTGTATAATGAAGATAGTAATGATAATCTTGTACCAGAAGATATAAAATCTTATTATATAGATAATTATGTGAAATTAGAATTTAAAGATAATTTTAAAAATTATTTTGTTGACAGACGAGTATGGAAAAGGATTAAATTAATTAAAGATTGTCAAAAATATGTAGCGCGACTTTTTCGAGAAGGCCACACTATTATTTTTATAACTTCAACTGAACCAGAAAACTTAAAGAAAAAAGCTAATTGGCTTAAAAGAAATTTTCCATATCTTGATATAAGAAAAAGTTTATTCTCTTGTCCTAAAAAACAATATATGGCAGGAATTGATATACTTATTGATGACTATGAAAAGAATTTAATAGATGGGAAATATCAAAAAATCTTATTTTCGTATCCATGGAATAAAAACTTTAATAATAGTGAATACGGGATTTACAGAGCAAAAAATTGGGAAGAAATATATGATATAGTCAACTATATTAATAGTTGACTTTTAATTTGTTTTACGATATAATATAAATAGAAAAAATAAAAGTGAGGTAATTTATATGGAAAATATTATTATTGATGGCTTTAATTTTACAGAAATGGAAAGCATGAAGTATTGGAGTCATCCTAAATCTTATGATATTAAGAAGAAGAAAGAAGAATCTAAATATATGTGTATTTCTGGTGATTATATCGGAGCAAGAAAATATGATGGAGCCTGGAATATGCTAATTAAAGACAATGATGGTAATTTTCATTTGCGTAGTAGAACAGAAAGTGTAAATGGCGGTTATACAGATAAAGCAGAATGGATTCCTTGGATTACAAACGAACTTTCTTGGATTCCTAATGGCACCGTTCTCATCGGAGAAATTTGTTTTCCCAATAACGAAGGTAGCCGCAAGATTACATCTGTTCTTAATTGCCTTAAGGACAAGTGCATTGAAAGACAGAAGAAAAATGGAATTTTGAATTTCTATATATTTGATATTCTTGCATATAAGAATAAGTCTCTTATTAACACGCCTTTTGAAACTCGTATTCGTACCTATCTTGAATATGAGCTTGCTGATATTACTAACAATAATGAATATGTATTTATGGCTAATTATAAGGAAGGTCCTGAACTTTGGGATTTGTATGGGCAGATAATTGCAGAGGGCGGCGAAGGCATTGTTATTACTCGTAAGGATTGCAAATATCTTCCAGGGAAGAGAACTGCAAGAATGACATTGAAAATGAAAAAAGAAATCAATGAAACAATTGATGCCTTCCTTGATGGTGATTATAAGCCTGCAACAAAAGATTATAAGGGAAAAGAAATTGAAACTTGGCCATATTGGTATAACGTAAAAACTGGTGAAAAAACTAATATTTGTATGTTCACAGAATATACAAATGGAGAAACTTGGGAACCAATCACTAAATCATGGTATTATGGTTGGGCAAGTGCTGTATCTTTTTCTGTAATGAAAGAAAACAATCCTGTCCATGTTGCTTGGATCAGCGGCATCACAGATGAACTTAAGAGAGATATTGTTGAGAAAAATAACGAGCTTACTGGAAAGGTTGCTGAACTTACAGCAATGGAAGTAGAACATATTGATGGAGAATATTCACTTCGCCACGCAAAGATTGTTCAATGGAGAACGGATAAAAAAGCAGAAGATTGTGACTTTTCTCAAATTTCCGACAAAGCGTAATTTTTTATACATTCGTTTATAAATTTTCACTTAATTTTTAGAGAATGAGGAGTAAAATTCTTACTCCTCTTTTTTATTATAATAAAAAGAGGTGAAATTTATTATGGTAGAAGAAAAAAAGTTCTTAACTCCAATTGTTCCAGAGCTTCCGCCGCCACACCATACTCATATAAAACCACGCTGTTTTACTTGTAAACATTTTCCAGTGTGTAACATTAGAGAAGACTATTTGAAAACAGCACAATTAATTGAAGAAGTTCTTGGCGCGCCGTGTAAAAGTTATGAATTATATCCAACTCCAGTTCCAGTTCCAGATTTTATCGGAATTGTTATTGAAAATTTTGAAGAATATTTTCCTAAAACTGTAGTAAGTACAAATAATAAAGAAGGATCGTTTTATGTTGCAAAATATATTAATGGTAAGAACATACAATTTATGTATATTTTTGACGGCTATTTTGTACTATTTGGTGCAATTTATAATGAAGATACACATGAATTTGATATTACAATTGGCAAAGAAATTTGTTACGGTATAGAATGTCAACTTAATGATGATAGCCTTGATGATTTACAACTTGGACTTTTAAGCTTCAAAGAAGATTTAGAATCTCAAGAACAAAAAGAAATGGATGTTATTAATACAACTTATTTTTCAGCTATATTAAATTGTCAATTCTATGAATGGGAGAAAGGACTTGATTATTATGAGGGAGTAAAAAGAATTATTGCTAAATATCCTTGTGGAGTTCCTCTTGGAGAAGATAAATATTATCATCTTGCAACATTTCATAGAGAAAATCGTTGTATCCCTTGCTATCACCCAGAAAATGGACACCCTGCTTTTGCGCCAATGCCGTACCCAGTATTTATACCTCCTAAATGTAAAAAATCTAAACCACCAACAAGAGACGAATTAAATGAGTTTTAATTCTACTTCTAAAGGAGAAGAGAAAATAATAAAAATTTTAAATCAAAACAATATTCAATTTAAGAAAGAAGTTAGTTTTAAAGATTTAAATGGCTCTAAAAACACTCCATTAAGATTTGATTTTGCTGTATATAGAAATAAAAGATTATTTTGTTTAATAGAATTTGATGGAAAGCAGCATTTTGAATTTACTAAATATTTCCACAAAACAATTTTTAATTTTCGTAAAGCTCAGGAATGGGATAGAAGAAAAAATTCATATTGTTTAATGAGAAAAATACCTCTTATAAGGGTGCCATATTGGGATTTAGATAAGTTAACTTTTAAGTCATTATTTTCTACTCCTGAATATTTTGTAAAAAACAAATATCATAATGATTATTTAATAAAAAAGAGGTGTGATTAATGGAATTAATGGCTGTTTTAGAAGTAATTAAAATTGTTGGGGGTGCAGCAGGAGGAATACTTTCTATTATAGCTTTACTTACAATGTTATCTAAAAAACCAAAACAGTGGTTAATAAATAATGTAAAAGAAGCAACAAAAGATGAATTTAGCAAGATTCATCAATTTATTGATAGAACAGAAAAAACTGATTTAAACACTCTTAGACATGATATTACTCTTATTTATGAAAAATACAGAGATAAAAAAGAAATTCCTATGAAAATGAGAGAAAATATATGTATTCTTTATGAAGATTATTCTGCAAGAGGCGGCAATTCTTATGTAAAAACAATTTATGAAGAAATGATGAGTTGGAAAGTTATTTGATGATTCGAGGCGAATGATGGCATTTGTTGAAGATCAAGTAATAAAATTTTACTTATTAGTGTGGAAGTTTATGATTTGACTTCCACATTATTTTTTGATATAATTAAAATAGAAATATAGAATTGAGGTGAAAAAGATGAATATTATATTATATACTATTGATTGTCCAAGATGTAAAGTTTTAGAAAAAAAGCTACAACAAAAAGGAATTAATTATTCAATTTGTAACGATATAAAAATAATGACAGAAAAAAATATACAAGAATTACCAGTCCTTTCTATAGATGAAAAATTATATCAGTATAAAGAAGCTATAAATTGGATTAATGGAGGGAAATAAATGCAATATAATATTAGAACAAACAAAAATTTTACCACTCAATATAATAAATTGCAGGCAGAATTTGGAACTGATATGGCAAGATTAAATGGTTTTGATGATCGTCAATTATCTTTAACGGATTTTGTAGATAATTTTATCGACGAGCCAACAGTTGCGGATTCAAGTATCGATGGCAACAGTAATGTAAGAAGAAAAGATATTGTTACTCTTTTGACTGAAATGCCTAAACCACATCGTAAATTGCTTGCTTTTAATAAGATATATTATGAATATCAAAAAGAATATGGATTTAAGGCTGCAAATGATTGGTTACGTAGAGAATGGATGGGGCAAATATATTTACATGATGCCGATACTTCTACTTTTAAGCATTATTGTTTTGCATATGATTTAAAAGAATTAGCAGAACAAGGTTTATATTTTCTTAAAGATACTTTTAATAATAAACCACCGAAACATTTAACAACATTTGTTGATTTCGTAAAAGAGTTCATTAATTTTGCAAGTAATAGGAGTTCTGGGGCCTGTGGATTGCCAAATTTAATTCCATATATGTATTATTTCTGGAAAAAAGATATTGAAAAAGATTATCTTGGAATAAGAACTTCACACAATGAATTAGATTATGCTAAACAAAATTTTCAAAGATTTATTTATGCAGTAAATCAGCCTTGTGTGAGAGACGGGCAACAGTCTGCTTTCACTAATACATCTGTTTTTGATAGACCATATTTTGAAGCACTATTTGGTGGAAGCGAGTTTCCAGATGGTACTTTTATGATTGATTATGAAGAAGAAATTATTGAATTTCAAAAAATATATATGGAAGTTATGGCAGATATACGTTCTGAGAATATGTTTACCTTTCCTGTAAGCACAGTATCTTTATTAAGAAAGAATGGAAAATTTGAAGATGAAGAATTTGCTACATGGGCGATTAATCATAATATGCGTTGGTCAGATAGTAATTTCTTTATTGATGATAATGTATCAAGTTTATCAAATTGTTGTCGTCTTAAAAGCGATATTCGTGATCTTGGTTATTTCAATTCTATTGGCGGTACAGCGCTAAAAGTTGGTTCAGTTAAAGTCTCTACAATTAATCTTGCAAGACTTGCTTTAGATACTGAAACAGAAGAAGAATATCTTAAAGAACTTGCAGAAAGGACATTAGTAAATGTTCGTGTACTCCATATTATTAGAAATATTATTCGCAGAGATGTAGAAAAAGGTTTACTACCTAATTTTACTTATGGTTTAGTAGATTTTGAACATCTTTATAATACAATAGGTTTTATTGGTATTTATGAAACAATGAAGAAGTTTAATTGCATTGAAGTTGATGAAATGGGTAATGTATATTATACAGATAAAGCTGCTGAATTTGGTAAAAAGATTTTTGATACAATGAGATCTGTTGCTGATAAATTTATTGCAGATAATAACTGTGATTATATGATTAATACAGAACAAATCCCTGGAGAGAACGCCGCCGCAAAATTAATGACAAAAGACAGATTTTTCTATCCAGATGCGGACATTTATGATTTACCATTGTATGGAAATCAATTCATTCCTCTTGGTATTAAAACAACTTTACAAGAAAGAGTTAGAATTCAAGCTATGTTTGATGGTTTTTGTAATGGTGGATCGATTCTTCATGCTAATATAGATGCACCATTTACTAATTTTGATCAAGCATATAAAATGACTTGCTATATAGCAGACAGAGGAGTTACTTATTTTGCATTTAATACTAAAATACAAGCATGTGAAGATAATCATGCTTTTTATGGAACTACCTGTCCAATTTGTGGAAAACCTATTTCAACTGAATATACTCGTGTAGTTGGTTTCTATACTCCAGTAAAATCATGGTCTAAAGAAAGAACTAAAGAATATCCTATGAGAAGATGGGAATCCATTAATAAGATAAAAACATAATTTAAAGAGGAAAGTTTTTGACTTTCCTTCTTTTTTATGTTATAATAAAATAAAAAAGGAGTGTTAATATGATAGATGAATTTTCATTATATGGGAATTGTGAAAAATGTAATCTTCCATTAGATGCTGATTGGTTTATAGATAAAGAATTTGAGCCTAATTCTAATATTTTAACGGGAAGAATTAAAGATGCAGTTAATTATTTATATTGTCCATATTGTTTAAAAAAATATCCTGTAGATGACACTTTTGATGGGCCTTGGCATTATCCAAATTATTCTAAAAAAGGTGATTAAAATGAATATTACTGGTATAGTTACAGAAGATTTTATAAATTTTTATAAACCATCTATGTTTATTTCAACAAGCAAATGTAGTTTTAAATGTGATAAAGAATGTGGAGAGAAGATTTGTCAAAATTCTTCACTCGCCGCCGCGCCAATATTTAAGATTGATGACGCAAAAATTATAAACAAGTATTTATCAAACGATATTACTGAAGCTATTGTATTTGGTGGGCTTGAGCCATTTGATACTTTTGATGAATTATATGATTTTATTTGGAAATTTAGACAATTATCATCAGATACAATAGTTATTTATACTGGTTATTATCCGAGTGAAATAGCAGAACAACTTAAAAAACTTTTTAAATTTAAAAATATTATAATAAAATTTGGACGTTTTATACCAAATGATAAAACAAGACATGACCAAGTTTTAGGGATTACGCTCTCAAGTTCAAATCAATTTGCACAGACTATTGAAGAAATAAGACGACAAATGGAGGGATAAAATGAAATTAATGTTTACTAAAGATACTGAATTAAAAAATGAAATTATATCTAAATTAAAAGAAAATAAAAATAAATATGGCAAGCCTTATTGTCCTTGTGTTAATCCTGAAATGTATAATGACGATTCAATATGTCCTTGTAAAAATTTTAGGAATAATGTAACTATTGGAGAAGAGTGTCATTGCGGTTTATACATTAAGGTAGAGCAGTAATGGAAAATAAAAAATATTTTATAGAAGAAATTAAGTCATCTATAGCAAATAAAATGATGGAACAATATCATTATTCTCATCATGGATTTAAAGGAGCAAAGTTAAATTTAGGAATTTTTGATAAAGTATCTAAAGAACTTGTTGGTGCATTACAATGGGGAAGGTCTGCGGTACATAATATTCGTTTAGATAGATATGTTAAAGAAAAAATTGATGTTAATGAATATTTTGAATTAAATAGGTTCTGCATGGCAGACAGTGAAGAAAAAAATAGCGAAAGTCAAGCTATATCTCTATCAATAAAATGGATAAAAAAATATATGCCTGAGGTACGTTTATTAGTATCATATGCTGGCAGAAAAGAAGGCAATTATGGATACATCTATCAAGCAACAAACTGGGAATATCTTGGATATTTTATTTCTCCAGCTTTTTGGTCTCTTGATGGACAAGAATATCACCAATTAACTGTTTGGCAAAAATATAAAATATATGGCGATCAATCGTTATCTATGTTAGATGGAATTTGCAATTTATATCATGATGTTAGACAATTTAAAAGTAAGCAATTTATTTATATTCAAAGATTAGATAAAAAATTGACTCCATTAACTATATATCCCTATCCTAAGCCAAGTACTGAGTATCCAATTATTACTGAAACAATTATTCATAAAGAAAATAAAGAATATTATAGAGAAGAAAATCAATATAAGCCAGAAAAATTAGAACATTACTATGCAAATCAGTTTAGCACAAATATAAATGAAAAATGTCGATTTGCAGTATATAATATTGATGGCTCTATTGAAGGGATATATGGTAAAACCAATGAAATTCATATAGATGGATATAAAACAGAAGGTATCCGTAATTCTGTTAATACAGGTAAAAAATATAAAGAGAAATATTTTAAAAAATTTGAAAGAGGAGAAGTTATTCCTCTAAATATTGAAGTAGAAACTATTTGTTGGATAGAAGATAAACCTTTTTATACAATGCCGGACATTGTTAAATTTACTGGATTATCAAGACAAGCTGTACAACAAAGTAGAAAAAATAAATCAAAAAAAATTGGCGGAAGAAAAATAATCTGGAATGAGAATATAAAATAAAGGTCAAGATTAAATATCTTGACTTTTTATCTATTTTATGATATTATATTTTTATAAAAAGGAGGGGAAATATGAGAAAAGATATCTATATAATAAAAAATAAAATAAATAATAAAGTATATATTGGACAAGCAATAGATTCTCATAAGCGTTTTATATCACATTGTTCAAGGGCAAAAAGGAATATAGATAACTCTCCAATTCATGATGCCATAAATAAATATGGCAAAGAAAATTTTTATTATGAAATTATAGAATCTCAAATCTCTAATTACAATGATCGAGAAAATATTGGATTAGTTATTATAATAGTTTAATACCAAATGGTTATAATCTACAAAAAGGAGGAAATGCCCCCTTATCATAAGGGAGAAGAATGTTATAATACCAAATTAACTCAACAAATTGTTAATAATATAATAAATGATATAATTCAATCTACTTTAAATTTGAAGGATATAGCTAAAAAATATAATGTAAGTTATACTTTAATTCGACATATAAATTATGGAGAAGCGTGGTGTAACAAACAATTACAATATCCTTTAAAAACTATAGATGAGAGAAATTCTATAAAAGAAAAAACTTTAGATATATTAAAAATTTTTTGGTTATTAGAAAACTCAACTTGCTCAATGCAACAAATAGGAGAATATTTTTCTGTAGGAAGAAAGACGATTGAAAGAATTAATTCTGGAAAAACTCATTTCTCTAATGAAAAAGATTATCCAATTAGAAAACAAAGAAAAATAAGTACAGAAAGTGTACAGGAAGCATTATATCAAGGAGGGATAGAATGAGCAATTATGGTATAGATGACATAGAAAGCTTATCTTTTAAAGAAGGTGTTCGAGCAAGAATCCCAATGTATCTTGGAACCGATGATACAGAAGGTATCTATCAAGCATTAAAAGAAGTTATAAATAATTCTACTGATGAAGCTTTAATGGGCTTTGGAGATGTAATAACAATAATTGTTGATGAAAAAACTGGGTTTGTAAGCGTTGAAGATGAGGGACGCGGAATCCCGTTTGGTATTAGAGAAAATGGAGAGAATGTACTTGTGTCAATATTTTCCAAATCTCATACTGGAGGAAAATTTAATAATAAGAATTATACAACTGTTAGTGGATTAAATGGGATTGGTATTAAAGCTACTTGTTTATCTTCTGAAGAATTTTATGCCACATCATATAGAGATGGTAAAAAAGCAAGTGTTATTTTTAAACAAGGAGAATTATTATCATACAAAGAAGATAAAAGTAATCATAAAAATGGAACTTTTGTCAAATTTAAACCAGACAAAAAAGTTTTTAAAAATATGACCGAAGGTTTTACATACAATAAAATTTGTGAAAATATAAAAGTTATTTCTTATTTAACAAAAGGTGTTAAATTTATTGTTAAAAATAAAGAAACAAAAGATGAAAAAATATATTGTTCTGAAAATGGTATAGCAGACTTCATTAAAGATAACATTTCAAAGCCTCTTATGCGTACTCCTATAATTTGTTCTGCTAAAGACGATACAGATGAAGTTGAAATTGCATTTATGTGGACTGGAGGTTCAGAAACTTCTTATGTTTTTGTAAATGGATTGATATGTGAACAGGGAGGTTCTCCAATAACTGGAGCAAAAACAACTATAACCACTTCAATTAAAAGATTAGCAAAAAAAGATTTTGAACCGGAATTAATACGTAAAGGACTTGTATATGCAATTAATTGTAAAGTGGCTAATCCTTCTTTTGCAAATCAAACAAAAAGTAAAATTAATAATCCAAATTTAAGGACATTAGCTTCACAGGCTTTTAAACAAGGTCTTGAAGAGTTTTCTAATAGTCCAGATTTTACTCCAATTATTGAAATGATGGTAAAATATCAAAAAGCAGAAAAGGCAGCAGATAAAGCAAGAAATGCTATTCTTGCTCATACAAAAGAAATGGCAGACATTCGTAAAAATAAACTTGCTTTTATTGATAAACTTAGTGATGCAGAAAATCTTGGGCAAGATGCTATTTTATGTATTGTAGAAGGAGATTCCGCTGGCAGCTCTGTTGCTATGGGGCGTGATACAAAAAAATATGGAATCCTTCGTATTAGAGGAAAGATGAAAAATGGTCTTAAAGCAGAAGACGAAGAACTTTATAAAAATGAAGAAATTAAGCTTTTATTATATGCGCTTGGCATTGATATTAATAGTTATCATGCAGATAAACTTAGATACGGTAAGGTCGCAATATGTGTAGATCCGGATAGTGATGGATTCCATATCGCATTATTAATTATGGCAAATCTTCATAAGCTTTGTCCTAATTTTTTAAAAGAGAATAGATTATTTTGGCTTCGTTCTCCTCTTTTTATAGAGCAAGATAAGAATAATAATCCAGTAAGTTGGTATTATACAGACGAAGAATTTAATAAAGTTCGTGGTAAATTAAAGGGGAATATTAAAAGAATCAAAGGGCTTGGCGCGCTTTCAGAAAAAGATCTTAAAGCGACTTTGTTTTCAACAACTGGAGGTCAAGTAATGGATGAAATTAGATATTCTCCAGAGGGCATTGAACAACTGTGTGCATTAATGGGAGAAGATATTACTCCACGTAGAGATTTTGTTATGAATAGAATTGATTATTCTCAGTATGGAGACATGTAATTGATTGACTTTTTTAATAAAATTTAGTATAATTTTTAAAAAGGAGTGATATGATGATAGATTTATTGAAAATTGTTGATGAAAGTTTTTCAACTTATGCAGCGATGACAATTATGGATAGAGCTATTGTAGATGCAAGAGATGGACTTAAACCCGCCGCTCGCCAATGCATGTATGCCCAAAAACTTGATAAAATTACGTATAAAAAACCATTTAAAAAATCAACGAAATCAGTGGCATCAGCTATGGATCATTTTTATGTTCATGGTGATGCATCTTGTTATGCACTTTTAACAAGATTAGCAAAAAGTTTTAGTATGAGATATCCATTAGAAGATTTTGATGGTTCTTATGGAACAATATCTGGCGGAGACACAGAAGCCGCAGCTCGTTATACTGAAATGAGATTAGGAGAATTAGGTTCTCTTTTATATGATGGAATAGAAAAGGATTGTATTACAACTTGGTTTAATAATTATGATGATACAGAGCAGTTTCCAAGTGTAGTTCCATCATTGGGGTTTTATAATATCTGTAATGGATCTCTTGGACTTGCTACTGGTATGGCAGCAAGTATTCCTCAATTTAATCTTTGTGAAGTAAATGAGGCAATGATTAAATTATTATGGAATCCAGATATTGATTTTGATGAAATATATTGTGCACCAGATTTCTGTACTGGAGCAACAATTTTAAATGCAGATGTTGTAAAAGAATCTTTAAGAAATGGACATGGAAAAGCTGCAATTATTCGTAGTAATGTAGAATATGATACTAATGAGAATTGTATATATATTACTGAAATTCCATATGGAGTTTATACAGGAACAATTATTAATCAAATTAAAAACGCTGTAGAAAGTGGAGAGTTAATTGGAATTAAAAAGGTTGATGATCTTTCTACTCGTAAGGCAAATATAAAAATTCTACTTGAAAAAAATATTAATTGTAGTAATGTCATAAAAAAGCTTTATAAATTAACTTCTGTCCAAGATAGTTATACAATTAATATGACAATGCTTGATAAAGGAAGTAGACCAAGAATATTTGGATGGCGTGACGCTCTTCAGGCACATCTTGATCATGAAATAGAAGTTCGTACAAAAATTCATCAATATGATTTACAAAAAATTGCTGCTAGAATTCATATTATCGATGGATTGCTTTTAGCCATTGCAAATATTGATGAAGTAGTAAAAATTATTAAAATATCTTCAAACAAAGATATTGCAAAGAAGAATTTAATAGATAGATTTAACTTTAGTGATGTACAGGCAGATGCAATTCTTAAAATGACTCTTTCTCGATTAATTAATCTTGAAGTTCAATCATATAAAGATGAAAGAGAGAAACTTTTAGCTGAACAGATAAGTATTCAATCAATTTTGGATAATAAAGAATTACTTTTTAAAGAAATTGAAGATGGGCTTAGGGCCGTAGAAAAAAAATTTGGAGATGCAAGAAGAACTCGTCTTATGAATCTTGATTATAAAAATGATGAATCAGATGCTGAACCTATTGAAAAGAAAGAACTTTTAATTCACTTTACAAATCTTGGCAATATATATACTCAAGAATCAACAACACTTATGACCACTCGCCGCGGCGGCAAGGGATCAAAAATTAAGTTAGCTAATAATGAAGCAATTATGCAAACTATAAATGACACTAACTTTAGTTCTTTACTGGTATTTTCCAATAAAGGAAAAATGTATTCTCTTAGTATTGATGATCTACCTATAAATTCAAAAGTTAATGTTGCTCAATTCTTTAATTTTGAAGCTGGTGAACATATTACTACTGCTACATCAATTGCAAGAAAAAGTGAAGTTAAATATTTCGTTTTTGTTACAAAGAATGGTATGATAAAGAAAACAAAAGCTTCTGAATATGAGCATAAAAGAGGTAAATCTTTGAAGGCAATTAATCTTAAAGATGATGATGAAGTAATAAATGTCCATTTTGTAAATGATGAAAAAATTGGAATTTTGACTTCTGAAGGAAATTTTGTTATAATTGAAACAGAAGAAATAAACTCAATTGGTAGAACTACTTCTGGTGTTAGAGCAATTAAACTTGGGGCAGAAGATGTAGTAATTAGCTCTCACGTAATTTGTCGAAAGGATAATATGCTTATTACCATATCTCGTAGCGGCCTTGCTAAAAAAACTGCCCTTGAAGAATTTCCAGTATGCAATAGAGGAATAAAAGGAAAGAAAATTTCTGGAACTAGAAATAACGATTTTATTGTTGATTTCTTGACTATATCAGAAGATTCTGATATAATAAGTATATCGAATAGAGGAACAATCAAATTTAATACCTATGAACTGAGAAATCTTTCACGAGATGCCACTGGTGTTAAGGCAATAACTCTTAATGATGGAGACTATATTGTTGATTTAATCCGAGGTTAAAAATTTGACTTCTAATTTGAAATCTGATATAATAGAGGTATAGAAAATGATAGAGAAAATTAATTTAATTCGAGATAATAGAGATGCAGCTATTGCCGCACTCAATGTATATCTTGATAAGATTTATAATTTAACAGATAGTTATTTTGATAATGGAGTTCTTAAGAAAGAGCTCACTCCAGATGAAAAATTACAAAATTTTCTTCTTGAGCTAAGAGATGACGCACAGAAATTTGAAGCAGTAAGAAGAAAAATTATTGAGAATGATTTTAATTTATCTTTAAAAGAAATAAATTATGTTGCTCTTGCTTTTATATATCTAAGCGAAAGTTGGCAAAATCAAATTAAAAATTTAACGACAGCAAGAGAACAGGCACAGCAGATTATTAAAACATTGATGAGTAAGTCAAATACAGAAATTTCTGAAACAATAGAAAATTAAAAATTTGACTTTATTAAAAAATTATTGTATAATAATTATAGAAAGTTAATAAATAGCATGACCTGCTATTTAATTATAAAATATTAAATTTATTTATTAAAGGAGAGATGAAAAATGGCAACAAAGATGACAGAAGGAAGTAGAAAGGTATTTGAGTATCTTAAGAGTGCAGGTGCAGGCGTTAAGTTTACAACTAAGCAGGTTCAGGAAGCTCTTGGCTTTGAGAAGGCAGGCTCTGTAACAGGCTCTGTAACAGGTCTTGTTAAAAAGGGTTATGCAGAGAGATTTAAGGAGACAGTTGAGACAGAGGATGGAAAGACAAAGGAAATTAGCTATTTCTGTCTTACAGAAGCTGGCGCAGCATTTGATCCTGATGCTGAGACAGAAGCTAAGGCTGAGTAATTAATTATAAGTTAATGTGGAGAGTTAAACTCTCCACAAATTTATAACCCATTATTAATTAAAATTTTTATTATATTATATTTATGTTTTGGAGGAATTATATGTTAGATATTAAAAAGGTACAGTCTACAAATAAGGTTACAATTATGGGTGTATTAAGTGAACTTAATATTGAAGAAAAGCAGACTTCAGATGGTAGAGAATATGTACAGGGTGTTGCAACTATTAAGGTAGATCAGGAAATTGGCGGAAAGACAGTGGAAAATGAAATTCCTGTAAGAATGTTCTCTATGAGATTGAAGAAAGATAAGACAAAGAATGCTGTTTATGACAGTATTGTAAAAATGAAGGAAGATTTTATTTCTTTGGCCGCAGCAGAAACACCATCTCAGGCATCTAAAGTACTCATTACAAGCGGACAGATTCAGGAAAATATTTGGTTAGATAAGCAGACTAATCAGCCAAGAACTGGTTTTCAGATTTCCTCAAATTTTATGAGAAAAGCTGGCGCCGATGACGAAGAAAATGCACGATTTGAGCTTTCTGGTGTAGTTGGAGATATAAAGGAAGAACTCAATAAAGACGGAGAAGAAACTGGAAGATTAATTGTAAAGTTTATTGTTATTGGATATCTTGGAAAGGCAGATGTAATTCAGCTTATTGCAGAGAATCCAGCTGCGGTAAATCATATTAGAACAAAGTGGGAAAAGGGTGATACAGTAACTCTTACTGGTGCAATTAATATGAGTTATACCGTAAAAACTTGGACAGAAGAGCAGGGATTTGGCGAACCAATTAAGAGAACTCGTACAGAATCTAAGAGAGAATTGATTATTACCGGTGGTAGTCCTTGTGGTCTTGAGGAAGAGCTTTCTTATGATATGGATGCAGTTAAGCTTGCTCTTGATGAAAGACAAGGACGTATTGATGCTTTGTCAGTAAAAAAGCCAACAAATACAACTTCTGATAAGTCTTTTAATGTCGGATTTTAATATCCGATATTAATAAGATTTTTATGATGGAGGTATAATATGGCTATAGACTTATTGAAATTAGAGCCTCAGCAAATCAGTCGTAATTTAAAAGGTAAATTTACCTTACTTTATGGAGATCCTAAAGTTGGAAAAACAACTTTAGCTTCTGAAATTGATAATGTTTTGATTGCATCATTTGAAATGGGTAGTAATGCATTACATAATGTTCGTGTTGCCCCGATGCAAAAATGGAAAGACTGGAAAGACACTGTACGCCAGCTTGTTAGAGATAAGGATACAGAAATTGAGCCTGGAAGAACTCTACAAGATACAATGTCAACAATAGCAATTGATACTGTTGATGAAGCATATAAACTCTGTGAGAAATGGGTATGTAATAGAGAGAGCGTAGAAAATATTAAAGATATTCCATGGGGCGGCGGCTATAAAATGGTTGATGAAGAATTTATGTCCGGCTTTAGAGAGTTGGCATTTAATGGATATGGTTTATTTTTTATTTCTCACTCAACTGAAAAAACAATGAAAGATGATAATGGAAAGGAGTATAATAAAATTGTTCCTGCATTACCAAATCGTCCATATAATTTAATCAATAAAATGGTTGATACGATAGCTTATTTAAGACAAATACCAGTTCAAATTGGGGATGCTATTGAACAAAAAAGATATTTGTTTTTTAGGGGTGATGATAGATTTCTTGCTGGTTCAAGATTTCATTATATAGTTCCTAGAATTGAACTTTCATATCAGAACCTTGTTAAAGCAATATGTGATGCTGTCGATGCCGAAGTCGCACATAAAGGCGGAACAGTTACTAATGATTCAAATCCATATACTCAAAGAGATTTTGATTATATGATGGACGAAGCAAAGCAGGTCTGGGGAAAAGTCGTTCAAGAAGAAAAAGTTGAACAGGCATTGGCAATTTTAAATGAAGAATTTGGTAAACCAACAAAATTTTCTGAAATCCTTCCAGATCAAATAGACCAATTTGATAATGCATTGTCTCGAATTAAAGAATTGGTTTAATTATAAGAGAGAAGGATTACTTCTCTCTTTTTTTTTGTTTAGGAGGTATTATGATATTTGTAATTGATTCAAACGTATTACTTGATTATCCTCAAATTGTGGAAGATAAAAATAATCAATTAATTATTGCAACAAGTGTATTAAAAGAATTAGATGGGTTAAAAAAGCATGTAAATAACGATATTGCTTTTAATGCTCGCCGCGCCGCTGTATATATCTCAAGAAATTTAAATAACATTAATTTTACAAGCGAATGTGAAAAATGGAATATGCCAGTTGATGATCAACTTCTTAAAATTACCAAAGAATGTGATGGAATTCTTATTACTAATGATGTTTATCTTAAAGTCCGCGCAACAATTGAAAATATTAAAACAAAAGGATATAGTAATAAAGATGATTATACTGGTGTTGAATATTGGTATATAAAAACTGATGAGAATCTTTACAATAAAGAATTAGATGAAGTTTTCACTACTGGTAAGATTCCATATGGAATAGAATTATGTGAAAATCAATATTTAATTGTAAAAGACATCAATAATCCTTATATTGATAAACATGGAGAAACAGATTATACAATTATGGGAGAATTTGTTTGTAAGAATAATAAATTATTGCCCATAAAAGAAAGAAAAATATGCAATCAATGGATCGATTGTATTATTCCAAGAAATGCAGAACAAACATGCTTATTTGATGCTATTTCAAATAAAGATAATACAATTATTTATGCCGGCGGAGGATTTGGAAGAGGAAAATCTTTTATTTTAAATAATTATGCAATTCAAGAATTGGAAAAAGAACATATTAAAAAAATAATATATGTTCCTAATAATGCTTTTACAGAAAATACAATGGATTTAGGAGCGCTCCCAGGAGAACTTTTGTCAAAAATAGAAGGACAAATAGGTCCACTAATTGATTTAGTCGGCATTGATAAAGTTCAAAATATGATCGCTATGGAACAATTAGAAATAGTACCAATGGGTTTTATTAGAGGAAGGAGTTTTACAGATTCTATTGTAATTGTAAATGAAAGTCAAAATCTTACGGAAGATCATATTAAATTACTTATTGCACGTTGCGGCGATGGTACTAGAATATTTTTTGACGGAGACATAAAACAATCTGATAGTCAACTTTTTAGAAATAAAAACGGACTTAAACTCTTACTTAATCTTCGTAAATCGCCTATTTATTCAAAAATGTTTGCTACGGTAAAATTAATAACAACAGAAAGAAGTAAGACAGCACAAGCTGCGCAATATCTCGATGATATTATATCAGGGATATAAAAAAAATTGGCTCTATTAATTCTATAATGGAGCCGATTTTCTTGACTTTTTTAATAAAATATGATATAATTTTATTATAAATAAGATAGAAAGGTGAAGAAAATGGGACAAAAACTTTCAGAAGAAATTATTAATAAAATTCCTGTTTTATATGAACAGTTAAAAAATAAAACTAAAGTAGCAAAAGAATTAGGAATATCTGTCGGTAGTGTTAATAAATATTTAACAATAATTTCCGCCGCGCCAATAAAAGAAGAAAAAAAGTCAAGAGTAAAAATTACAGATGAAATCATCAAAAAAATTAATGATGAATATGTAATATGCAAAAATATGAGCGCTGTAGCGAAAAAAATAGGCATATCACCATCAACAGTAAAAAAATATTTATCTGAAGAAAATAAAACATTAAATAAACAATTAAATGATGATAGAGATGCTCTTTGGTATTATATTTATCGTTTATTTGGACAATATAGTGAAGATAAACCGGTAAGCGATTGGAATATTACACAAATGATGAAATTTAAAAATCAGGGAATGACATATCGTGGACAATTATTATCTTTAAAATATTTTTATGAAATTAAAAAAAATTCAATAAAAAAATCTAATGGTTCAATTGGTATGTAACAATGCCTGTTATATCCTTTCCACTAATCAGTGGGGTCAAATATTATTTGGCTAACGGGGAAGCCTGAAGCCCCTGTCGTGATGATATAGGTATGGTAATCCCGTGGGAATCTTAATTTATTATATTTCTTTTCCAACTCTGCTACATTATAAATGAACGGAGGTGAAAGGAAATGTTTGAAAAATTCGACAACATTTCTGGAATTTATAAAATAACTTTCCCTAATAATAAAATCTATATTGGATTAAGTTCTAATATTAGAAAGAGATTAATTGCTCACAATAAAACTAATGATGATTTACCAGTTCATCGAGCGATTAAAAAATATGGGAAAATTTCAGATGAGAATGTAGAGATTATAGAAATTGTTTCTCAGCCTTTATTACGAGAAAGAGAAAAATATTGGATTGATTATTATAAATCTTTTTTACCAGAGAATGGTTATAATTTAACTCTTGGTGGAGATGGAGCTTCTCCTGGTGTATTTAATACTTCTGCAAAATTGAATCAAGAAAAATTAAATGAATTGATTAAGGACTTAATTGATAATACAATTTTCATAAAAGTTTTATCAAAAAAATATGGTTTGAGTGCCGAAGCTATTAGTGATATTAACCAAGGTAAAAGATACTATAATAAAAATTTAAGCTATCCACTTAGAAAAGATACTAAATTTACATCTGAACAAATGAAAAATATTACAGGTGTAAACAAAGGAAGTTCTAAGTTTTCTTTAGAGGAAATAACAGAAATTGTAGATTTACTAAAAAATTCTTCATTTTCTTTTAAAGACATTGCAAAACAATTTAATTGTAGTTATGCAACAATCTCTAATATTAATAATGGGAAACATTATCCAGACATTTCTAATTCTTATCCAATTAGAAAAAAAAGAAAAGCAACTAAATTATCTAAAGAAGATATAGCTAAAATTTGTGAGTTAATACAAAATACAAATATAAGCTTTGTCAAAATTGCAAAAGATTTTAATATTTCAGATAGTACTGTTGGAAGGATAAATTCTGGTAAATATCATTTTGATGAAAATAAAGAATATCCTTTAAGAAAAAAATAAATTAAGAAGCCTGTATCGACTATCCTCGAATCGGAGGAGTAGGATGATTATTGATACATCATTCGAAATGGATATTCCAATTTTATATTGGTAAGATATAGTCAGTGCTTATAGAAATATAAGAAAGACACGATTATTCCTTTTATTTATGATGAAGCAAAAATTTATTACTCTAAAATTGAACAGCAACAAAAAGAAATTGGAGATGCAATTCAAAAACAACTTGAAAAAGATAGACTTGAAATAAAATACTCTCCTTCAGATTATATCGGAAAAAAGAAAAAAAAGAAAGAAATAGATTTAAATACTATTTAAGGGGTGATGTGCTATAATTCAGATAGATAGACATAGTATAATTCAAGTCTTAGGTAGTCTAATGAATAAACCAGATTTATTAAGTGAAACAGATAAATATTTTTTAGAGCCTGGAGACTTTACTCAGCAACTTGATAAATTTATTTTTTCTGCAATTTATAATTTGTATATTAATGGAGCGGAACAAATTCATGCGGTAGATATAGATACATATTTACAACAGAATGCTTTAGCTAAACAATTAATGGAAAAAGAAAATGGTAAAAGTTTTCTTCAAGATTGTGAAATTGAAAGCGATGTTAGTAATTTTAATTATTATTATAATAAATTAAAAAAATTTAATTTAGTTCGTGATTTACAGCTCTCAAAAAATGATATTGATAACATTTATTGCGAAGATATACTGAATGAAAGATATACTGAAATTAATGATAATTTTGAAAAAATGCAAGTAGTAGATATTATTAATATTTTAAAATCAAAAGTAGCAAATGTTGAAAATAAATATGTTTTAAATAATATTACTGAAGAAAGCTGTCCGGCGGATTCTATTAGACAGAGAGTAAAAGAGTGGAAAGCTAAACCAGAAATTGGATGTATGCTTCAGGGAGAAATTTTTAATACGATTACCAGAGGAGGAAGAAAAGGAAAACTATACATTCGTTCTGCTGGTAGTGGAGTGGGAAAAACTCGTTCAATGGTTGGAGATGCATGTCATATTGCTTATCCTATTCGTTATGATACAAGGGTTGGAAAATGGATATCAACTGGAAGTTGTGAAAAAGTTTTATATGTAATGACAGAACAAGATACAGAAGAAATAGATACCATGATTATGGCATATTTAACTGGTTATAATGAAGATGTTTTCACTTATGGAACTTTTGATGAAAACGATCCTCGTATTCAAACAGCAATAGATATAATGGAAAGATATAGAGATAATATGAATTATGCAAAAGTTGCAGATCCATGTTCTTCTATAATAAAAAATCTTTTTAGAAGAAGAAATCTTCAAGATGGAATAGAAAACTTTTTTTATGATTATATCTTTTCCTCTCCAGCAATGTTAGATGAATATAGGGATTTAAAGATTCGCGAGGATAAACCTAAAACAATGTCCTCAAAATAACTTTTCCGCTTATCAGCGGGGTCACTTATGTGGCTATCGGTATCAGCTAAATAAGACTAGCGCAAATAGCGAGATGGCGCTGTATCCCAAAGACGAATACGCTGACTAAGAAAACCTACGGTCCAGTAATGGATAGCAGGTAATACCGAGGGACGATTTTATTAGAGTAATCTTACCAAAACATCACATATATGTAGAGGTGAGGTTGAAATGAAATTCAATTATTATAAAATTACCAATATTAAAAATAATAAAATTTATATTGGAATTACCGAAAAAGAAACATCTGAACGTATTAAACAACATTTTTCAAAACTAAGAAATAATTGCCATAATAATTATAAGTTGCAAAAAGATTGGAATGATTATGGCGAAGATTCTTTTATCTGGGAAACAATAGAAACATTAAAATTTGATTCTCCAGAAGAAGGTTATTATCATGAATTTGAATTAATTCAAAATAATAACTCAGTTATATTAGGATATAACATTCTACAAGGTGGAGACTTAAATCCAATGTATACGGATTCTGTTAAGAAAAAAATGACTGCAACAAAACAATCTCAGGTTCCTAACGTATATCAATTAAAAGAAATTGAGGAAAATATTTTCAAAATAATAAAAATTTATCCTTCTCAAAAAAGTATACAGAAAGAAACAAATTGGAGCCAAGGAAATATTCAAAAAGCAATTAAAAATCATAGAATGGCATATGGATATTTTTGGATAACAGAAAACGAGATAGAAAATTTTGAAAAACAGTGGCGTCCAGCAAGGGTAAAAATCACACCTACCGCTCAATTAGATGATAATAATCAAATAGTAAAAGTTCATCATAATATGGCGGATTTTTGTCGAGAATATGGGTGGAAAAATGATGTAGTACGTTCAGCGATTAATCGTAATGGTAAGGCCAAAGGCATAAAATTTATACGAATTTCAGAAGAAGAATATTATAATATAAAACCGATTACTCTAATAAAATAACCTGTAACGACTATCTCTTATCATGAGAGAGTAGAGACACTATTGATACGTGTCGCCGCGGCGGTAACAATGCGGCTGAGAATCGAAAGAGTTATACCCAAGTGGTGAAATATAGTCTATACCTTTGGAAACAAAGGAATAATATGGTTGCTCTTCGAATGTTTACAACAACACTGAAAAATCTTGCGGTTGAATTAAATGCTTTTATTCTAACATCGACTCAATTAAGTAATGATGATGATCCTAAAGGAGGTTTTAAAGATTTTAGAAACGTACAAGGCTCAAAAGCAATTGTAAATCTTGCTGATTTTGCTTGTATTATGTCAAGGCCTTCTATAGAAGAACTTAATCAAGTTGCAGAATTTAAAAAATCTTTTGGCTTTACTCCTAATTTAGTTACCGATGTTTATAAAAATAGACGTGGTAGATGGAATATGGTTAGAATATGGTCCATGCACGATTTAGGAACTTGTAGAAAATATGATTTATTTATTACAACTGCAAACATGAAATCTGTTGATAATTTTATAATTATTGACTTTACAGCATATGAAGATGAAACATTAAAAGATCTTGAATTATTATATAATACTGGCGAAATTTCAGATACACTTAATAATAATCAATTATATATTGAGCCAAATTCAGAAAATATATTAGACAATTTAACAAATGCTTTTGGCGATGATAATGATAGATTAGAACGGCTTAAAGATAGGAGCATTAGTGATTTATTATGAACAATATAGATTTAAAAGAATTAGCTAATCAGATTTCTCCAGAAAAAATAATAGAATTAGTTACTGAACTTGGCAGCGATGAATATATTGATAAGGATAATTATATTATTTTTAAAACAATATGTCATAACACAGATCCATCTGATGCAAGTATGAAACTTTATTATTATAAAAAGAATAAAAAGTTTCATTGCTATACTGATTGTGGAGATAATTTTAATATTTTTACTTTATTTGAACGTCGTTATAAATTACTTGGAATTGAATATAATTTTTATAAAGATATCGTATTAAAAATAGCAAATGGACAAAAAGTACAATTAAAAGACGATAATTTTTATGATGTTTATAAATCAATTTATGGTGATTATAAGTCTGATAAACCAGAAATCAATTTTAATATTTTAAATCCAAATTTATTAAATATCTTTACTTTTGTTGCGACGCCGGAATGGCTAAATGATGGAATTAGTGAGGAAGTAATGAAGCAATATAATATTAAATATTCTATTGAACAAAATAAAATTATTATTCCTCATTATGATATTAATAATAATTTGATTGGAATAAGGGGCCGCGCCCTCAATGAAGAAGATCTCGCAATAGGAAAATATATGCCAGTACAGATAGAAGGGATAATTTATTCTCATCCTCTTATGTATAATCTTTATGGTTTAAATATTGTAAAAGACAATATTAAAAAATATAAAATGGCAATTGTTGCAGAATCAGAAAAATCTACAATGCAATATGCAACAATGTTTGGAAAAGAAAAAAACATATGTGTTGCTTGCTGTGGTAGCTCTTTCCATAATTATCAACTTGAATTGTTATTAAAAGCTGGCGCTGAAAAAATATTAATAGCTTTTGATAAAGAATGGGAAACATGGAAAGAAGAAGAAAAATATTTTAATAAATTAAAAAATATCTGTGATAAATATAAAAATAAATGTAAAATGGGATTTATTTTTGATACACAAAATTTATTAAATTTTAAAGACAGTCCTTTTGATAAAGGACCAGAAGTTTGTAAAAATCTTATTAAACAAGGAGTTTGGATATAAATGAAATATATACAGAAAACATCTTATTCAATTAAAGAAAATTTCTTAAAAAATCTTTTAATTGATAGAAAAATTATTCCAGAGAATGATAATAAATATCAGCAAATGTTTTTTAACCCATCAAAAGAAAACTTACATAATCCATTGGACTTAGATCATATGGAAGAAGGTTTTAAATTATTCCTTAAACATTTGGCGACGGGTAGTAAATTTTATTATGTAGTTGATAGTGATGCAGATGGAATTACATCTTCAGCCGTTATGATTAATTATATGGAAAATCATTTAAGAAAAAATTATCCTGATTTTACAATTGATTATCATATTCCTGATGGAAAGGAACATGGACTTGATACTATTATGAATATTCTTACCCCAAAAAAACTTTATGATATTATTATTCTACCAGATAGTTCAAGTAATGATTATGAATATCACAAAGTTCTTAAAGATATTGGATATGATATTTTAGTGCTTGACCATCATGAAGCAGAAAAATATAGTGAAGATGCTATTGTTATTAATAATCAGCTTTCTAAGAATTATCCTAATAAAAGTTTAAGTGGCGTTGGTGTTGTTTATAAATTTTTACAATATTGCGATAGTCAGTTAAATTTAAATGGAGCTGATGATTATCTCGATCTAGTTGCCGCCGGCATGTGCGGAGATATGATGAATTTAAATACTCTTGAAAATAGATATATTTGCGATTATGGTTTTAGTCATCTTAAAAATTTTGGACTAAGAAAACTTGTTAAACAACAAGGCTATTCAATTTTTGGCTTAGCTACAGATGCTCTTACTGAGACGTTTTTAGATAATACAAAATTAACTCCAATTCAGGTAGCATTTTATATTGTACCTCTTATTAATGCTCTCATTCGAGTTGGAACACCAAATGAAAAAGAATTATTATTTAAATCCTTTGTTAAAGGTGATGAAATTATTCCTTCTACCAAGAGAGGTCATAAAGGAGAGATGGAGACAATTGCAGAACAAAGTGCAAGAAATTGCGCAAATGCAAGGGCAAGACAAAATAGAGAAAAAGATAAGGCTCTTGATCTTTTAAACATTCAAATTTCAAATGATTGTCTTGACGACAATAAAATTCTTATTCTCAATGCAGATGAGCTGGATGTATCAAATACACTAACTGGTCTTTGTGCGATGGGTGTCGCTGCAGACTATAAAAAGCCAGTATTGCTTGGTAGAATTAATAATGAAGGATATCTTAAAGGTTCAATGAGAGGAAGAGGAGAATCAGAACTTAAAGATTTTAAAGA